CGTTACCCTCATAGTCCGCAGACGCAAAGATCATGGAGCCATCGGACAGGGTGAGTGCGACCGCGAAGTCGTACAGCCCGATGTCCCACCCCTCATTGAGGCACTCGTTGCCTGTAAGATACCTCACCCCGGTGATCGTCAGCCCATTGGGATAGGGCTGTGCCTGCGGGGCGACGAACTCACACGCTGTCAGCATGGAGTAGGGCACGTTCCAGATGGTGCCAGCCGCATTGCTGTTGCGTTGCTCCAGCGTTTCCACCTTGGCCTTCTTGTCGTTGACCTTCAGCACCCTGCCCTTGGTGTGGGCACCACGCCCACGCCCGAACGACACCGTCATACCAACCTTGCAATCTTCACGGTTCATAGCTCGCCTCGTTGTTGTGTAGTCCTGATCTCCCATCGCACCCTAGCCACGCCGCCGTTACCGACTGGGTCTTTGGCATCCCGCAACTTCACGCTGCTCTCAGCCCAAGACTTACGCGGTGGCAAATCCTTCTCCCGTACCCATCCAGCTGCACGCAGTGACGCACCCGTCTCGTCAGCCTGCGTGTATGTCACGCATCGTTCGTAACCCATAGCCTTTGCGGCTCGCCACACCGCACCGTACAGCATGGAGTTGGCGTTAGGTGTGCCATCCGTGCATGTGCGGTTGACCTCTAGCGTCTTGCCGTCATCTAGCGCACGCGCCACTGGCCGACCGGCCATTGCCACGCCGCACAGTTTCCCGTCCCGCTCAACGCCAACGCTGAACTTGTGTCCGACCGGCGGCTTGTTATGCCGGTGATGGTCGCTCACAAATCGCTTGGCATCCGCGAACGTGACGGGCCGTATGCGTAGGCTTCCTGCCATGCAACCTCCTAGAAGGGTAGGTCTAAACCAATCAGAGTCAGATGTTCTTCCGGCAGCGGTACGCCATGCTCGGCCACCGCTTTCAACAGTTCCCCAGCAGTCCCGTACCCGTTGCCGGTGTAGCTGCCCACCAAATCTTCAACCTCCGGGTAGTCACCCTCCCCCGGCGTGTGCTTCTGCAAGAAGTATTCCTGCAACGGACGGTCATACCCGTAGGCGAACGTCGCATCACCCACCTTCACATGGTATCTGCTCATCACTCGTCCTCCTCTGGGTAGATGATCAAAGCCCAGCAAGCCGGGGCATCGACCTCCCCGTTGTCGATGTCGAACCAATCAACGCTCTCCACCTCGTTGCCGATGCATGTCTGCACGCAGTAGACAACCTTGGCGTTCACGCATGGGTGATCGGGGTAGAACCCAAGCACAAAGTCTGTGCCATCGGGATCCTCCATCTCTGTCTCATGCCACGGACCGATCCGTGGCGGCATCTTCACCTCGCTCATCACGCCCTCGCTTTCCAGTTGTAGTATTCCATCACATCAATCGCTTCCTGTTCGTACTGCTTGGCCATTGCCTCCAACAAACCAACCCGTCTCAGGAACTCAATCCTGTCAGCCTGGTAGTCACCACCAATCTGGTAGTCCCTGCCATGCGGTTGCCACTGGCACATGGCACCGACCGCTGCCTCCAAGGCATGGCACACCTCCATCATCTGCTCGGCCAGCGCATCGGCTGGTGACCCATTGTGGTTGGGCACTGGTGCTATCTTGTGCATCACTTCACCCCTTTTGCGTAAGAGACTTGTTCAGCCCACTTCGTTATCCAACTGTTGGCAATCTCATCCCAGTTGACGGCACCCAAGGCACCGTTCAGCAGGTCAGCCAGCGGGCCGGTTTCGTAGTGGGCCTGCTTCAGCATCTCCGTAGCTGCTTCCTCATGGGCGTCCTTGATCCGGTCGGCCAAGTCCCTAGCCGCATTTTCGCTCCGCGTCAGGAACCCATCGGCCGCAGCCTCGTCAAAGCACTGCCGCGCCTCCTCTAACCAGTAATCCTGCTGCCCCTTCTCTTGATCCATCCACAGGTTGGCAATCCACGTTTCGTAGTTGTGCCACCCGTTGCACTCATCACTCATCACTCACCTCCTCTAGTGGACAAGAGTATACCCAACCACATGCACGGCAGCAGGCATGGAGCAGGTCGCCTAAGACACCGCTCCACGCCTGCTCACCGCACCCACACTGATCACATTCCATGGTCACGCCTCCCTCTTGGGCGGCTTATAAGCAGGGTGCTGATACAGCAGCTGCTTGCCGCGTGTTGTTTCGATCCGCACTATGTGGGCCGTCAGGATTGCAGGCCCGCCCACGCACCGCCTGTTGTGGATCACCAGGGGGATTTTGAACTGGCCGCAGGAGCGACCTATGTAACCCTCCACATGGCACGTATCACCCCAGTCTTGGCCGTCATCGCCGCCATACCGGAAGCGAATGCGCGTCTTCAGCACGCGGCAACGCTCCAGAATGTCTACGATTTCAGCCTTTGTGTTGGTGTCGTACGTTGTGCCGTTAGCTTCCGGCATGTCACACCTCACGCTTGGAGAATGGGCAGGTTGGCGACAGCGGTCATAATCGCTTTGCCACCATGCCCGGGGATGTACACATCACGCATAGCCAAGCCGATCTTGCGGACACCGGCACCGTCGCACAGCCTGCAAGTCAGGCAGCTAAGACGATGACCAGCCTCCAAAGATGCTGGGCACAAGACTTCATCCGTAGAAGGCTCACCTCCCCGCATAGTGCGGAAGGTACGCCAGCCGAGAGACTTCGCATGTTCCCGTGACCACGGCCCCGTAAGACCATGGACACTGGCCATGAAGAACTGCTTGTATGGAGCGTAGGTTAGGTTGCTCCACGCATGGGTGTAGCCCGTCCAGCCGTCTGAAAGACCGGCCAGATGCTGCACCAGGGCGAGCGGTATCAGCACCGGCTCCCCGTATGTACCGAACCGGACCTTGCGGTCACGGATGTACTGATCATGCATGATCGGATCGTATTCAACGTACCGACCACGCATGTAGGCACCGTAGACCATTGCTGGCCCCTGCCCGACGTTGACATAACACGCACGCCAACGCTTTGGATTACGCTTTGCGTTGGCCGGTGTCCGATTAGGGAAGCCGACCAGACCACGCATGGGGCAGTTGAAACAGATGGCCCCATCTTTCTCTTCGCGTACCGCCACCACTGGGTGCGTGTCAGCCCTAAGAATATAGGTCTGAAGCATTGAGCCGGTCTTCTTATTCTTGGAATTCCGAAGTGGCATGATCACCACATACGGAGAACCGTCATAAGGAGACACGCCCCGGTGCAGAATGACACCCAGAGGCTTGGCGGCACGTATACGGCGAATTGCCATACGCACCTCCTAGTAGAAACCGGAACCACAACGGCACCGGAACGCGGGCAGATGGCATTCGGATTTAGTTGGGCGTTCGCCCGTTTACCGCAGCCACCTGCCCGTGATCGGATGTCGTCAACCGTGCATCGCACGTTGCCATGCGTTTGCCGCGTTGGACTGCCCACCCAGCAGGACTACCGCGAGGGTATCCAGCGGATCGATCAGATCCTTGGGTGCAAACCACGGCCACCCGTACAAGGAACCACCCGAACGGTGAAACTTCACCAACGCCCAAAGCGTTTCGGATTCCTCATTCGACGGGCGAGTCTTACGCCAACTGCCATCACGGGAATTGAGACACCCAAGGATGGCCCGTTCGCACAAGTCATCAGCAGGTACGGCAACATTGCCCGCCTGCCTTAACTTGTCCAAAGGAATCCTCAGAGCCTCCATGATGGCCGTGGCACCAGCCTGGGCCTTTGACATGGATTAACTCCATTGAAGGAATGAAAACCGTAGCCCCTACCCGCAGGTAAGGGTTGGCGGTTACCACGCCCTAGTCAGATGCGCTGCGACTTCCAACGACCACGCAATCGCATTCCAATGGTCCCAACTGTGCGACTGGCAGTGGTTGTACGTATTCGCAAACCTACGCGAGAGAATTCCCTCACGGAAAACAGGATAGTTCACAAAGAACTCCTTTTGCTGCCCGCATGCGCAGAAGCTACACGCTTCCCCATCACGCGGGCGACGTCACACACACTATTAGACTTGTCGCACAGAAAATTCCGCGAACATTTCACGGAATTTTCAGTGTAACAATTGCCCGCAGAATTCGGGGCAGTGTGTGAGGCCTGGCAGACGCTGATCGCATTCGTTACCAGAGTAACAAACGCGGCGTGCGTTTCACGCTCACGCGACACTTTCGCATCGCGTGAGCGTTTGACGCTCACAACTACTATTAGACTCCAGACCCAAAAAAATATTTCGGCCGATACGATTTTATTTTGGAACGTCTGTTGACCGGCCGATAGTAAATGATACAAATAGACCAGTGGCGAGCAGATACCCGCCACCACTACTAAAGGAGGATGATTCAATGCGTTCTAACAATCTGACGATTGCCGATGGCGCCTCTTGTGCGTTCCCCCGCGAAGCCTACAGACCCGCCGATCTCACGGCCGATCAACATATGGCCCTGCGAGAGGGGCTATATAGGACCGCTCGCTACGACGGCTTGGATGAAGAGGCGGCGGAGGAGGCCGCGAGCCAGTTCTACACCCACTGGCTGGCACGGGATTACACTTCCCTCCCCTACGCCCGGGGCGATCATATGCGGGCTTACTACGCCATACGGGCATATGCTCGCCGGTCTCAATGGCGTGGCTTTACGGGCCAACGTAGGGCCAAAAATCGGCAGGCATCGGCCGAAATGCTCGCGATGCGGGAGCGTAGGTTGCAAGCCGCCATTCCCCGGCCGGATGCTTTGACGATGGCACGGGAGACTGTGGAGACCATGCCAAACGGGCCTATCGGGCGTAGGCTGGCCAGCCTATCCCGCAAGCAGTCGGCCGCCGATCTTCTCGCCACCGCCTATGGTGCGGACAGTGTACGGCCGACATTCCATCCGGCCCCGGTTCCCAGCCCATCCCCGTGGACTGTGGAAGAACTAGCAAACCGGATAACGTGGCGCCCCAAGGCCGAATAGGCCATCCGTACAGTAGTGTGCAAGCGTATAGCCCCCGGGGAGTAGTTTCCCCGGGGGCTATTTTGTTGAACCGCCGGGATACTGTACGGGCGTATAGCCAGGATGACATGCAACGGGATTGCAAGAGGGAGATAGTGTACGTTTGGATAGGGGGGCGATGCATCCAAGGGGACCGCCGGGGAAAAACAAAGTTTATCGGAATAGTGATGATTCCCACGTTTCCAGTCTGCAATCGGAGCGAATGCCCTAAGTGCTGGCGGGGCAACGGTTTAGAACGAGGGGGAAAGGGTAGGCGACAAGCCGAAGACCCCCCGTTCCCCCCCAGGCCGAGAGCGGATTATTGTCATATCCACCCCTGGATTTTTTCCCTCCCCTAGCCCCCACATGTCGCTTTTTCCCCTCTCCGACGACACATCCCAGTTTCGCGAAACCCGAAAACGCCGCGTGTCGCCAGCCAGCCTGCCCTGTTTTCCAGCCCTCTGCGTGTCCGCTGTCGCCGCGGGGCACTTGCCTTGTAGGAGACGCAATGATGAATCGACCGAAGATGATGCAGATGAACGCGCCGGTCAACAGAGAGCCGGTTGCCCGCGTGGTCAGCCTTTACGAACAACAGCGCGCGCGCAATTTCTTGGCTAAGCAGGGCGACACCCAGATGCGCCAGTATCTAGGCACCCTGACACCAGCTGAGCGCGAGAAGTATCTGCAATCTCGCCAGCAGGTGCTGAATGGTGGCAATCAGCAGGAAGACGAGCCGGACGCGCAGGAAGCGCACCAGCAAGCGATTAGACGCCCGTTCAATATGCAGGGGTACTCAGGAGCAGTTCCAATGAATCCAGCCCTTATGGCTCAACAGGTGTCCTCCGCGCAGGCAAGGCACCTGGGCGGCATGATCGATGACGTTCAAGATGCCTACCAAGACGAGAACGACTCCCGCGTGGCGCAGATGCGTGAACAGCGCCGGATGGCCCATGAGAAAGAAATGGAAACCATGCGCCAAGAGGCTCTCCTTCAGCGGCTGGCCATTGAACAACGGGAGCGGGAGAAGGATCGCATTCTCCAGAGGCAGTTACAGACGGGTGTTACTAGGAAGCGGCTGGTGAACGGCCAGTGGGAGTATATCTGATGCCGACTCCAGAAGATCAAATCCGTGTGCTACGCCAGCAGGCTGCTCTGTTTCCCGGGATGGCCAAGGCGTTGCGTGATAACGGAGGCAACGAAATGGACGCTATCGACCTCTTCACGCGGGCCGTGCGTGCGCGCACCGGAGTGATGCCCAGTAACTGGGAGGTCATTGACGCACTGAGCGAGCCGGGGACAGGTTTTGACAAGGCGAACAAACAGCGGTCTAGCGCCAGCGACAAAGCCGCCATATTGAACAAGTACCACAACGGCATGCAGGGCAGGTGACTATGTTTGACTTCCTCTTTGACGACGACTGGGATGAGTAATGGACAAAGAAGGTGACAAGATCCGCCAGCTGAAGGCAGGTGCATGGAGCCGCAAGGAAGGGCAAGATCCTGACGGTGGGCTGAATGCGAAGGGGCGAGCAAGTTACAACCGCGCCACTGGTGCCAATCTCCAAGCACCCCAGCCAGAGGGCGGGCCGCGGAGAGACTCATTCTGTGCCAGGATGGAAGGCATGAAGCGCAAGCTCACCAGCGAGAAAACGGCCAACGACCCTGACAGCAGGATTAACAAGTCCTTGCGCGCGTGGAATTGCTAACTCTGAAGGATACGAATGGCTGAGCCTCTAGACTCCCTATACAACCTTCCCGGCCGTCTGGCGCGTAGCGTAGCTGGCTACGAAATGGACTCGCAGAAGGAGTGGGCCGACAAGCAGCGACAGGAGAAGTTGCTTCAGCGTCTCGCTACTATCCACCCCACTGCCGCCGACAGAGCCAAGATCGATCCGCGGATAGCGTCAGAGATAGGTAGCTATGAGCGCGGTGAGTTGGATTCGCTCAAGTCTCCCTACCATTGGCGAGGGGTATTGGCTCCCGGCGCACCCTTGTACAACGCGGCGGCAGCGTTCAGCGCCGTGCCCCAGATGGCCGTGGCGAGCAGTCAACGTCTCGCTAACTGGGTAGATCCACAAGGCAATCCCTACCCCAACGCCAAGAAGCAGTTCGACAGCGCCCTCAACACCGCCACACTCTATGGTGCCGAGGCGGCGGGCATGGTTCCAAAGGGAACTCCGACAGTTGTGGATGTAGCGGAACAAGCGAGGGAGATGCGTGGGCGGCGACCTGCGAACATCGCCCCCGCAGCCTGGGATGACATCGTCTCAGGAGTCTCCCAGCAACAGGCCGCGGATCTCCAGCTGTCAGCTTCTGATTCTCTCCATGCTGCCGGTGTTCCAAAGACCGCTGCGATGATTCTGGGCACTGGGATGGATTCTGTGCTGGACCCGTTGAACGGACTCGGCCATGCAGTCCGCGCGGCCCGTGCAGGCAAGAGCGCTCTCGGGGCATTGGCCACTGAGTTTGGTATTGGCCAAGCATTGATCTCGCCGTCCTACGGCATCCCCCTGCTATCGAATCTGATCCCAGAACTCGCTCCGTCGCCGCAAGCCGACTACAACACCCGTCCCGGCGACTACATAAGGCAATACTGACAACACCCGTAACAAAATATGAGTAACAGGACACTGACTATGTAGACCCTTCCCCCGAAAGGAAATACATGTCAGACGAAACACCAGAACTCCAGACGCAGGAAGCTCCCGTAGCTGAGACAAGCTACGATGCGCCCTCGCAGGATACGGCCGGTTCAGAGACTTCTACTCCCGGCTTTGATACCCCCTACTCTGCCTTTCGGCACCTCCCCGACTTCCAGGGTCAGGACGATCTCTCAATCGCCCAGAACCTCTATCGGGCCTACAACGGCTACGGCGAGACTCAGCGGCAGCTGCAGCAGTACCAGTCGGTCGTTCCCTACGCTCAGGAATACCTGCGGAACCAGCGGGAGTTTGAGACTTGGAAGAAGTCTCAGGCCGAAGCTGCCAAGCCGAAGGAACCCGAAGCTCCGAAGTGGTGGTCGCCGCCGCAGGTCAAGGATACGTGGAAGAGCTACATCGTCCGCGACCCGGCCACGGGCAAGGAAGTGATCTCGCAGGACGCTCCCTATGAGGCCCAGCAGGCTCTCAGGGAATACCAGAGCTACACGGCGGACTTCGCCCGCAAGCTGGTGACCGATCCCGAGAACACGCTCAAGCCCTTCGTTGAGCAGGTCGCGATCCAGAAGGCTCAGGAGATGGTGCAGAACCATCTCAGCCAGTACCAGACGCAGAACTACGTGCAGGATCTGGAGCGTCAGAACGCCGACTGGCTCTACGACCAGCAGGGCAATCCCACCCGGGAAGGTCAGGCGATCTCGCAGTACATCGCCCAAGCACAGCAGCTTGGCATCCAGTCGGCCAATGACCGCTGGAAGTACGCGACCGGCATGCTGCAGCGCGACCTGTTGAACATGCGCTATCAGCAGATGCAGCAGATGCAGGCTCAGCCTCAGATGGCCCCCCCTGCCCCTCCTGTCCCCCAGGCCGACCCCGTTGCAGAACAGAACATGCAGTTCCTTCGCGAGCGCGCAACACGCACTCCGAATCGAAGTGCAGGAACTACGGAACCGCGGGCACCGCGCGCGCGGATGAGTTTTGAGGACCGGCTGAAAAGCCAACTCGCTAACGATGGAGTTATCTGATGAGCAGTTCGACTGACTGGGCAAGGTCTATTGCTACGACCATTGTAAACCACCTTCGGGAAGAAGAAGTAGCATCGCTTCGTAAGTACAAGTTGTTTGCCGCTCTGGAAGGCTCGGGCCAGATCCGCACCAACATGTCAGGCAGGGGTTTCGATTGGGAAATCCAGTACAGAAATCACACGCCATCGGGGAATAACGGAGAAACGCCACGGACCTTCGCACGCCAGAACCTCTGGAAGCGAGCGGAGCTTGAATTCCGCGGCGCACAGGCAAGCGATGCCATCTATAAGAAGGAGATGCTTGAGAACCGTTCGGCTCAGGCGCTTGTAAACGTCGCTGGTAAGATGGCGAGCCGCCTGCTTACTAGCATGGAGCAGTACCTTGCAAAGGAATGGACAATCGACGGCTATGCTGCGGGTAACGAACTCCGCTTCCACGGCATCGAAAGTTTCATGGGCTTGGCCGCTACGCCGCAGACGATCAATAAGACCACCGGCGCGCTTCGCAACCGGAACGATGAGGATCCGTTCTACGCACCGTCCGATACCTACGCCGGTCTTTCGACCGTCCTGGGTGCGTACGGCGGTTCGCAGACGACGGGCGTCTGGCCCAACGGCTCGGCCGATCCTGAGTTTGATTTTTTCACGCCTGTGATTGTCCAGGGTCTTAGCACCTACTTCAATGCGACCGGGAACACTTGGTCCGCCAACTGCGTGAAGGCTGTTCGCGAGGCGATTCATCAGACCCGCCGGAACGATAGTAAGGAAGATCAAGTTGACATGCTGCTGTTTGATCGACGCAGCTACATCGACTTCCTCAACACGCTGGACTCCAAGGAGCGTGTGATTGTCAGCCGTACTAACGGCCTGCGATCCTATGGTTTCACCGATGTGTTTGAACTGGACGGGGTGGAAATCGCGAGCGAAGGTTCTGTTCCTGCGGGCACCGGCTATGGCCTGTCTGTGGGCAACATTGAACTGCTCTGCATGGAAGGCCAGCTGATGAATTCAGAAGGTCCGTTCTATGACGAAATCACCCAGCAGTATCGCTACGTTGTTTCGACGCTCGGCAACTTGAAGTTCAAGTCGCCGCGTAACTTCTTCAAAATCATCACCGCCTGAGAAAGGACTATAGTCAAAATGGGACTGCAAGCTGATCCTCCGTTCGGTCTGGGCCAGACGCTTGGCCTGGATGGTGTCAATGATAGTTTGTACGGCCTCTCGTCTGGGTCGTACGGCGACAACTGGGTGGGCTGTGTGAAGGAGTTCACGGATGTGAACCCCGTCAACGGCCAGGTCCGCAGCAATCGTCGCAAGGTCTGCATCGCTGTTCGTAACACCTCGGGTGCGGCCTTGCTGCCCAAGCGAGTTGTTCGTCTGGCGGGCACGGGCAAGGCGCTTTACAGCGCGGCTGATGGCTACGCTTCGGTGACCAACGACGCGCTCGTTGGTGTGGTGGACGAGTTCCTCCCGGCCGGTGGCGTTGCCAACAACGATGTGTTCTGGGTGACGGTTGATGGCCCGACCGAAGTGTCGGTTGCCCTCTCCGGTTCGGACGTTGCCGTCCGCTCGGCTCTGTCGGTGATCACCGCTGCAGCCAGCACATCAACCACGGCTGGCCGCGTCACGGTGTCCCCGCTGTCGTCCAGCACCGCTGGTGCCAACGACAACGGCATCGGTGTCATCGGTTATGCGGCGAGTGCCGGTGCGACGACCGGCTCGGCCGTTCTCGCGCTGATCAAGACTCGGGCTTCGTAATACTGCCCTTCACGGGCTTTCGGGGGCGGGGCCAGGGTGGAAACATCCTGGCCCCGTTTTCTAGATGGATCAACCACCAGCAATCCAGAACCTGGACTTCCTGCGCCAGCTAATCGCTGAGATCCGCAATCTCCCGCAGGACGATGCTGAACGCCTTCGCATGTACTACGGCACGGGCGTGGGCACGGACGGCATGACCACTCAGCAGGAGGATCGGTAATGGCGTTCAACTACCGCGCGCAGTCCAACCCGACCTCCCAGCAAGCGAAGCCGCAAGCGAGCATGCAGGCTAGCACTCAGCCAACACAGCAGCCATCCCCGTCCAAGGCTCCTGACATGTCCGTGTACGCACAGCCCGCGTACAACTCGTCCAACGTGCCTCGCACTCCTCCCAAGGGTGCGCAGCAGAATGACCTTTCGGGGCAGGTGCCTTCCAACCAGATTTGGGCGCAGGCGTACAACCAAGCCTCCAAGCAGTACGGCGGCAACACGCAGGCCCAGTCGTTTACGATGCCCGGGACGTTCACATCTCAGGGCTATAACCCGACGACCGGCCAGTACGGCCAGATGACTGGCGGGCAGAGCAACGCTGGCAACATGGCATACAACGCCATCGATCAGCGCCCAGGTCCGATCCAAGCTAGCGCAACCGGCGTTGATGGAAGCCAGATGCCGTGGCAGGACACGCTGCGGCAGGGCGAGGCGTTTGTCGGCAACCTCTCGCAGAGGCTCGGGCAGTACAGCAGTGGCCAGCTAACCGGCCCAGTGACATTCGATCAAGGCCAGCTGATGCAGCAGGCTAACGACCAGCTTGCCAACGGCTCGTTCTACAACCCGTTCTCGCAGCAGAACGCCATGCAGAACCCCGATGTCCAGCGGGCGATGGGCAACGCCACCCAGTACATGCAGGGCAACTTCCAGAATCCCTTTGGCAACAGCCCCGCCGCCAACACTCCCAGGCCATCATTGAGCCAGGAGTCATATGACCCATTCGGCCCGCAGGGATTTGGTGCCGATCAGTTCTATGTCCGCCCACCAGCGCAGGCGCCCGGCGAGTTTGACTGGATGAATGATCGGTCACTCAATCAACCGCGCATCTCTGGCCAGCCTGGACGTAGATCCGCCTTCATCGGCGGCGACATGGGTATTAGCGAAGCCCAGATGGGGACGGAAGCGTTTGACAAGCTGTTGGCGGAGCAGTCTGCGAAGTACGGCCCGCCAACCCCTCTTCGTCCCTTCCGATCAGGCAATGAGCCGCCTGGTTCAGCGCGGCCCACCCAGCCGCCTTCGCAGGGAACACCATACAACCCGCGCGCGGCGCAGCAGGAAGAACCAATCCGGCTGGCTCCGACAGTCAACGTCCCGGCTCGCCCAGACTACAACGCTCCTTCCGCCCCCGGCGAACCCATCCGGCTCGCCCCCGTAGTCAACGTCCCGCCCCGACCAGCATCTCCGCAGCGCCAGTCTCCTGCTCCAGCCCCAAGTGCCGCCCGCCCCATTGAGCCGCCATCACAAGGCACTCCCTACAACCCCCAAGCAGCAGTCCAAGGACTACCGGATGTTCCCGATGCCGCGGCTCAGCCTTCCTACGGCGAGGATCCGATTGCGGCTCGCAAGAGGGCTTCTAAAGACAAGGCTAAAGAGGACGCCGACCTTCAGACGCTGCGCGACCGTTGGCTCAGTGGTGCGACCACCGGCCAGTCTTACCGGGAAAAGCTGGGCGGAAAGAACTTCAAAGACCGCACGCCAGACGAGATGGCCGACCAGTACACGGGTGAACTCTGGAAGCGGCTTAACGATGGCCGATTGAGCCAAGCCGATTACGACAAGGCCGTTGCTGGAATGGACACGGACCTCAACCAGTCGAAGGCCAGACAGGCAAAGATACAGCAGATCGAAAGCGAGATGCGCAAGTGGGAAGCGGCCACCTACGGCACATTCAAAGGCAACGGCCCGCCAGCAGAATGGCGTTCTCACATCCAAGCCCTGCAGAGACTGCGGACTAGGGCAGAAGCTGGTGATCCCGCCGCGTTGGCGTGGAACCCCAAGATGAAGGCTCCACCTCCCAACATGCCCGCCACCTCTAGGCCGGATCGCGGCGGCTTCAACAATCGCAAGTTCTCGGGCCTCGCAGGCAACGCGCGGCCGACAGGGTACTCCTGGAACTGAATCGGTTGACGCGCGCTTAGTAATACTGTAGACTTGTACACCTATCCCCGGGGTGTGAAATGCAACAAAAGTTCTCCATCGGCTTCTGCACGTTCTCTTATGGTGGCAATGGCGGCATCTCCTCTGAGGTGCCTGACATTCGGGAGTGGATGCTTCCGGCCACCTCTAGTCTTTCCCAAGACCCTCGCGTCTCGCGGATCCAAGTTTGGAATCTGTCTGATACGCCCATCACAATGACCCGCAATCGGGCCGTCCTCATGGCTCGCCAGTACGGTGTCGATGTGCTTGTGATGGTGGACTCGGACATGAAGCCCGATCTGTACACTGGGCAAGCCGATGCCAAGCCGTTCCTGTCGTCGTCGTTTGACTTCTTGGTAGACCACTACCACAAGGGTCCGGTGGTCATCGGCGCGCCCTACTGCGGCCCGCCGCCGCATGAGAACGTCTACGTGTTCCGATGGCAGGCCCACCAGTCAGAGAACGCCAACCCAGACTTTAAGCTGGAGATGTACGACCGTGACACCGGGGCGAAGATGGCGGGCATCCAAGAGTGCGCCGCCCTGCCCACGGGATTGATCATGTACGACATGCGGGCGTTTGAGGTGACTGAGCCACAGACCTCATCTGACAACCCATGGTTCTACTACGAATACCCAGACAAGTATCAGTCCGAGAAGTCATCGACTGAGGATGTGACGATGACCCGCGACCTGTCGCTCGCAGGCACGCAGAAGCTGGGCTACAACCCTGTCTTCTGCAACTGGGATGCGTGGGCTGGGCACTGGAAACCGAAGTGCGTGGGCAAGCCCCAGGTCGTCCAGGCTGTGGACATCAGCGCGAAGCTCAAGCAGTGCTGGGAAGCCAACTACGATGCGAGCGTGAAGCTGATGGATCTTCGCCCTAAGTGGAGCGTGAAACCTGTCTGAGTACAAGGCGTGCATCCAGTGCGGGACTAGCTATGAGCTAACCCCAACGTACTGGCATAAGAGCAAGGACGGGTTTCACGCGCGGTGCCGCAAGTGCCGCAACGCCCATGAGAAGAAGGCCCGCAAGAAGAAGGGCAACAAGAAGCTCGCGGAGATTGAGAAGGGCGCGGTCGATCTGTTCGTAGCATCGGCCAGGATCGGCGGCGCGAACATCCCCCACTCGTCTGAACTGCTAGAAGTTCTGATGGAGTATTTCGGTGGGGTGCGAGGCTTCGCCAACGTGTACCTCAAGCAGTTTTTCGACGCTCCTTCTGGAGGAGCATTTCGGACGAAGATGTTGGAGACAATCGTTCGGTTGACTTCCGCAAACACTGCACTTGGCGGTGCGAAGAAGCCATTGGAACTGATGACCGACGAAGAGTTGGAGTCGGAGTTGCGGCGCAAGGTGCTGGAGGCTGCTATGAGTCTGAGGACAGTCGATGCTGTGGAGTCTGCGCCTTTGCTGACATCCCAGCGCAATGGAGATTCCACATGAGCAAAAGCGTCCAGGAACGGATAATGGGTCGCATATCTCGGATCCTGCACGTTTTTGGCTCGCTGGTTTGGGGTGACCCCGGAGTCTGTTTCGATGATACATGTTGGCAAGAACTGGGCTTGGCTAGCGTAAAGGAGATTTCACATGGAGTGCAAAACGTGCCGGTGGTGGGAACCGACGATCACAACTCACGGGCTGTGCAGGAGATACCCTCCGACCGTGATGGAACACCATGAGCGGGACTGCCAGCCCGTGACTACCAAGGACGACTACTGCGGAGAATATGCGGAAGCACCCGCCAATCCCCCCACCGCCGACGCCTGACGAACCGGCGGTCCAAGGCATCACGCAGCATGCTCTCAACCAGCTGCGCGATGTGCAGATCGAACTGGCTGAACGCCGGATCGAAGCCCTGCGGCTGTATGACCCAATGCCAAAGCAGACGGAGTTCCACCAGTGCATGGCAAGCGAGCGCCTGCTGATCGGAGGAAATCGCAGCGGCAAGAGTTGCGCAAGTTTCGTAGAGGACGCACGCGCGGCCACCGGACAAGACCCGTACGGGAAGTATCCCAAAGAGGGCGGGAACCTAGTGATCATCGGGAGGAACTGGCCCCACATAGGTCTTGTGGTTGTACCGATGCTGTTCCGTGCCGGTGCGTTCAAGATGATCAAGGATGAGAAGACGAATCAGTGGCGGGCATTTAAGCCCGGGGTGGACGACCCCTCCAAGGCAAAACCAGCACCGCCCCTCATCCCGCCCCGCATGATCAAAGAGATGAGTTGGGTGCTGAAGAACGCCAGCTACCTCAACAAGGCAGAGCTTACTAACGGTTGGACTATTAATTGCTTCTCCTCAGAAGGCGAACCGCCGCAGGGCTTTCAAGCTGACTTAGTTCACATTGATGAGGATATTAATAATGAACGATGGGTTGGGGAGATGCAGGCGCGGCTTGCCGACCGCAAAGGCCGGTTTGTATGGTCGGCTATGCCCCATAGTAAAAACGATGCGCTGCTGGGGTTGTGTGAACGTGCGGACAAGGCTGAAGAGGAGGGCAAAGAGAACCCGATTATTAAGAAGTTCACCCTGCGCTTCTTGGATAACGACCATATCGACAAAGAAGAGAAAGCCAAAAATATTGAGCGGTGGTCTGCCCTTGGAATGGATGAGCTTCGCATGCGTGCGGAGGGCGAGTTCACCACAGAATCGACGCTTATGTACCCGTCCTTCAACCCGGGCGTGCATGTTATGCGGCGGGAGGATCTGCCTGCCGGTCAGGTGCCGCCAGACTGGACGCGGTATGTTGCGATTGACCCTGGCCACACGGTCTTGGCGTGCGTCTTTGGAGCCGTTCCGCCCGACGAGAAGTTCCTGCTGATCTATGACGAACTGTACATCCGGCAGGCAAACGCATTGATCTTCGGTGACCAGTTCGCACAGAAGGCCGATGGCCAGAACTACCGGACGTTCATCATCGACATGCACGGCGGCATGCTCAGAGACTTAGGCTCGGGCCGTCTTCCCCATGAACTGTACTCAGAGGAACTGAAGAAGCGCGGCATCAAGTCGCAGATGAGCGGGTACGGCTTCATCCCCGGCTCCGACGACATCCCGGCCCGCACGGCGCTCGTCCGGCAGATGCTCCACATCCGGGGAGACGGTTCGACCAAGCTGAAGTTCTTGGATGGTGCGTGTCCGAATCTGATGCGCGAGATCCGCCGCTACCGGAAAAAGACGACGAGCGTCAACGGACAGGTCTACGTGACCGACGAGCCGCAGAGCCGCGGGGAAGTCCACGCCATCCAGAGCGTGGAGTACCTCTGCGCGTACGAACCAAAATACCACGCACCGCCAAAGACCTATGGCCCCGATCCATGGTGGGTGCGTTACCTCGCGGATAAACGCCGCAGGCAGCAGTCGTCCGAAGACAACTGCATTGTTCTCGGGCCAATGGGGAGTAGACAAAGATGAGCGATTACGTGATGCCGACAGCTGAGCTTGGTGACTGGGTGCTGTTCCGTGCCCATGAGGGTGCGGAGACTGTTCCGGCGTTGGTGACGAAGGTGAGCCAGCGGACCCTCACCCTGTGGGCCTTGGCCCCCGGGTACGGCGGGAATGAGAAGCAGTCGGTCCACCATGTCACCGACCCGGGCGTGAGCGAGTTCCCGGCTTGGAAGGACTACGGCAACTGGGAACACAAGCCCCAGAAGAATGCGATTCTGGCCGAGAAAGTGGCGCTTTTGGAGCGGAAGGTGGCCGACTTGGAAGCCCGCAGAGGCAAGTAAGGACACTAGCTAATAGGAGTCTCCATGGATAAACCGCTTCGTCCAATCGTCGCCCGCTGGCTTGAGTGCATTAAGCAGGCAACTGCTCATAAGCGTCCGTTCACAGAGGACGGTGACGAGGCGATGAACTTCTTCGCTGGCGACCCAGATTTCATGTGGAAAGATGGGTATGCCCGCGGGGAGCGGGGCTACAACAAGGGGATGACTCCTCCTGCATTCCGCATGCAGGTCAACCGTGTGTGGGAGGCCGTGCGCCTCTTCACCGCGGTAATCCACCACCGGAACCCCAACCGCGCGGTGACCCCCAAGGAGTATCCCATCATCGGGCCAGCACTCCTTGGCATCCAGCCCCAGCCCCCAGTGCCAGCCATGGGGCCGGACGGTCAGCCAATCATTGGACCCGATGGCCAGCCAGTGATGATGCCAGACCCCGGCATGCAGATGTACCAGCAGGGCTTGCAGGATCAGCAGATGATGCTGGAGCGGCGCAAGCTCGTCTCCAGGCTGTTGGAAGACTACCTCAACTACACCCCGAATGAATTAGATCTTAAGAAGCACTCGCGGAAGGTGGTGGAGGAAGCGTTCATTAAGGGTGCAGGCGTCTGGTGGCATGAGCTTTACTCGCCCCCCGGCTCGCAGCTGAAGATGGCCGGGAGCTTCTACGACTCCATCGACAACCTCGTCTGGGATCCCGATGCCGATGAGTTTGAGGACATCCGATGGGCAGCGCGCAAGCGGGTCCAGCCTGTGGACGAGGTAGCGGCGAAGTTCGGTCTCTCCCGTGAAGACCTAAAGGGTCACATGGAGAGCTACTCGTCACGCGGCGACAACAACGAGCGTGGCTTTGAATACAAGAAGAAGCTGGGCAAGACCAACGACCTCATCGTCTACTGGGAGGTTTACTCCAAGACAGGGTTTGGCGACCGGCTCAAGAACGCCGACAAAGACCTCCGCGGCAAGTTCGATGCGTTCGGTCCCAACTGCTATATCGCGGTGGCAGAGGGAATTGATTTCCCACTGAACATGCCTGAAGCGATGCTGCAGGAAGAAGTAGACGAGACTGGCGTTGCACCGTCGATGTTCATGGCGGCGCAGTGGCCCATTCCCTTTTGGGCAGAACCAGGCGGCTGGCCGTTCACCCCGCTCGCTTGGCACGGCAAGCCAGGGTACAGCTGGCCCATCTCTATCATTCGTCCCGGTATCGGTGAGCTTCGATTCATCAACTGGGCGATGAGCTTCCTCGCCACGCGCATTGCCACCAGCGCGCAGGTGCTGATCGGTGTAGCCAAGTCAGCAGACCCGGACCTCAAGGCCAAGATCCTGGAGAAGGACGAGGGCGGGTTCAAGATCGTAGAGATCTCGGAAGCTATCGGCCGGTCGGTCAATGATGTGATCTCGGTCTTCCAGATGCCGGGGGTCACCTCGGACATGTACCAGATCATCTCTGAGGTCACCGCGCTGTTCGACCGGCGAGTGGGTTTGACAGAACTCATTTACGGTATGACCAGAAATTCCTTCAGATCAGCTGCAGAAGCGACCGTGAAGGCTGAGCAGATTTCGGTGAGGCCGGACGATTATGCAAACATTCTGGAAGACGCTCTGTCGCTGGTCGCGCGCAAGGAAGCCCTTCTCGCCCGCTGGTTGATTGGACCGCAGGACGTTGCTCCGCTGCTTGGCCCTATGGCGGCGCAGGCATGGCAGATGCACGTTCAAGGCGAAGACCCGGATTCAGTTGTGCGTGAGTATTCGTACCGCGTTGAGGCTGGGTCTGTGAAGAAGCCTAACGTCGCCACTCGCATTGAGAACATCACCAACGCGATGCAGATTCTCGCGCCGATCAGTCAGGGTCTGTTGCAGGCCGGGAAGCCGGAACTGTTCAACGCGCTCCTGGAGGACTGGGGCAAGGCGATGAACACCGATGTGTCGCGCTACTTGGTCCCGCCTCCTCCTCCCCCACCTCCAGGCCCGCCCCCCGAAGGACCGCCAAATGGAAATCCCGGTTGAAGTTAAGCGCGCTGGCGAAGAAGCCATCGCTACCTATAAGCGCGCCCTGCCCTACGGCGAGAAGTGGGCCGCTATGGTCGCCATGCAGACACCCCCCGGAACCAAGGGGACAGACCGTGCGTTCATGGAGGGCCGCATGAACAACCAGCAGCTGGACGACATGCCTGTTCGTCAGGCCCAGTACGTGGCCGCGGAAGCCAAGAGCGCAGGCATCAATATCTCGGGCAAGCACTACGTGGGAGGGCTGGCCGACAAGCGAGGCTGGCGCGATCCCGAAGCGTGGGTTTCCAACAACGACGATGTACTCAAAGTCGCCCACAAGCGGCGATTGGCCGTGAGCGGAACGGTGAACTACGACCCGGGCGCGGCCGATCCCAAGCGCAAGCTCATCAGCGAGAAGATTGTGCGAGAGGAAGTAGCGAAGGCCAAGAAGCTGAACCCGTCCGCGAAGAACGCAGACCTCCGCGAGCAGGTGATCGCTAAGCATGCCTATCGGGCCAAGGGGCGCGGCGTATGAGCTACATCAAATACTCGCAGCTTCGGCGCGGTACGGCTGCGGAATGGTCGGCCGCGAATCCGGTCCTGCTGGCAGGCGAGGTGGGCTATGAGCGAGATGTCCCACTTACCACGGAACCATCGGCAGACACGTACGACTACTCGGACCCAGCGTTCGGCTCGGGGGCGATCAAGATCGGTGACGGTGTGACGCGGTGGAACAATCTGCCGTACCTGCTGACTGCGCTGCGCTTCTCATTGCCGTCTTCTAGCGATGTGGAGATGACAGACATCAGAACAGGCGATGTGCTGCGGTGGTCGGCGGGCAAGTGGCGTAATTATCCAGAGAGTTCGGTTGTAGACGGGGGGAGCTTCTGATGGCGACATTAAGAATCAAAAGGCGTGCAAGCGGCGGTGGTGCGGGGTCACCCAGCAGCATGGCCAACGCAGAACTTGCATTCAATGAGCAGACGAACATTCTGTACTACGGGACTGGCACGGGCGGTGCGGGCGGCACGGCCACCCAAGTCATTGCCATTGGTGGGTCCGGTGCTTTTGCCACGCTGGCCTATGTCGATTCGGCTGTCGCTGCTGGCGGCGGCAACGTAGATCTGTCCGGCTACGCCCAGCTGGCCGGTGCGTCCTTCTCTGGCAACGTGACGGTCGGTGGAAACCTGACGGTCAACGGTACGACGACTACCATTAATAGCACCACGGTCAGCGTCGATGACATCAACGTCATTCTGGGCGATACCGCTTCGCCGTCAGACGCCACCTCAGACGGCGGCGGCATCACGCTTAAAGGCAACGGCGACAAGACGCTCACCTGGGTCAGCGCAACAGCCGCTTGGACGAGCAATCAGGATTTCAATCTCCTAGCCACCAAGGTGTATGAGATCAACGGGACGACCGTCCTGTCAGCGACCGCTCTTGGCACGGGAGTCACGGGTTCCAGCCTGACGAGCGTAGGCACCATTGGCACGGGAACTTGGCAGGGCACCGCGGTAGCAGCGGCCTACGGCGGGACGGGGCTGACATCGGCTGTCAACGGACTCCTCAAAGGAAATGGTTCCACGTATTCGTTGGCATCCGCTGGAACCGATTACTTGGCCCCAGACTCCGACATCAACGGGGGCACGTTCTAGTTGGCGACAGTCAGGATTCTCCGATCAACGACGGCTGGCAACGTACCGCCATCGCTCGTCTCTGGGCAGATCGCCATCAACGAAGGCGACGGCAAGCTGTTCTACCGCAACGGCTCGGGGGTCGTCACCGCACTGCCGACCGGCGCGTCTCTTGTTCGACACGCAACGACGGCTGGTTTTCCTGCGACAGGTCAGGAAGGGGTGTTATACCTCAGTGTTGATACCTCCAAAATATACCGATGGGAATCAACTGTATATGTCGAAGTGGCAGCTATAGCGACGACCGTATCGGCTAGTGACATCACAAGTGGTATCCTGCCAGATGCGAGGTTAAGCGGCGACGTTACGCGGAACGAAAATCTTCGATGGGCGATGCAGACCACCGCTGCATCGATTGACTGGTTGCCGAGAAACCACGGAACGATAGGCAATGCAAGTGCCACAAGCGGCAATCTGAAGCTGGCGTTTTTCACGGCTCCGTACAACTTGACAGCTACGACGATTACGTTCGTAAACGCTGGAACGAGTACCGCATCGCTGTCGCTGTGCAGGTTTGCGCTGTTCACTGTGAGCGAGACGATCACTGATTCTGTTACGGCCACAACCCCGTCGATCACTATGGTTGCACGCACGGCGAGCGACACCACAATCGGCAACGTCGCGAATACGATCTACTCTCGCGCGTTTAGTACCACTGGCGGGTACCCTGCGTCCTACAACCTTGTCGCCGGGACTCGCTACGCGGTCGGCCTACTGATTGTCGGCAGCACGCCCGGAACATGGCAGGCGGCTACCGTCACTTCCGGCAGCTTTATGAGGCTGCCGCCGATGGCTGCTGGTGCTGTTACTGGCCTAACGGATATCCCGACAGCCGCAACAAGTGTGCCTTTTGGCAACTTCATCCTATACGGGCGGATCTCATGACCACCACCTATCTCGGCATTATCGATGGCATGCGCGTCTGGGAAGTGCGTGACGAGGATGGCAACGTCATCGGCAGGAACCAGCAGGCCGTTGAGCCTGAGACGCCCCTCGTTCCCGCAAGCGTCTCTGCTCGCCAGATACGCCTTTGGTTGATTAGGAACAGCGTCTCACTGGCACAGGTAGATGCAGCTATAGACGCGATCCCCGATCAGATACAGAGAGACTCTGTGCGAGTGGAGTGGGACTACGCACCGTACGTTGAGCGGTCGCACAAGATGCTTATCCCCTTGGCGACAGCCTTGGGCCTTACGGCTGAGCAGGTTGATCAGGCGTTTGTTGAAGCGTCAATCATTTGATTCGGGCTAGGTAACACATGCCACTCTCTTTCCCAGGTTCCCCATCCGCTGGACAGACCAGCCAGCAGAACGGCAGAACGTATGTCTGGAATTCCCCCGCGTGGGAACTCGTCGCTGCGAGTGGCGGTGTGTTCACTGCGGCGACAGTCGCAGGCTTTCCCGCAACCGGGGTTGGCGGCGTGATTTACCTTGCGACCGATACGGCTAGGACATACCAATGGCAGGGCGCTTACATTGAGTTAGGTGTGAGTGGTGGTGGCACGGACGTTGAACTGCGTGCGCTGTTCACTCCCGCTGCCCCAACGAGCGTGACCGCGACTGGCGGCAACGCGCAGGCCACAGTCTCATGGACAGCACCGACTGTCATTTCGGTCACTCCAATAACCGACTACACCCTTCAGTACAGCACCAACAGCGGCTCCACTTGGACGACGTTCGCGCGGGCCGCGTCAACCGCTACATCGGCCACCGTGACGGGACTCACCAACGGTACGGCTGTTGTCTTCAGAGTATCCGCGACGAATGGAGTGGGCACTAGCAGCTACTCAGCGGCATCCACTGCGGTAACGCCTGCGGCTGCGGCCCCAATCGCATACGCCAACAAGTTTGGGAACGGCTCTTACACCCTGACAGGCACGGGCACCATCACGGCAACCGTGACCAGCGTTGACAATAACGACACTCGCCTCTGGCTGCTCATCGGGACTAGTGGCACGCTCTCCTACACGGTCACGGCAAGCAGCGAGAACGGGTTTGACGGTGGTGCTCTTTATCGCACTTCGTCGTCTCCCGCCAGCCACTCGTTGGCCGATAGTGGTTACAGCAATCACCCGGTCGGCCTGACTGTAACCTCTGGAATAGTTACCGGCACCTCATCGTCCACTGGCACTGTAGCCGTCACGGCGGGGCAATATCTTGTCCTTCGGTACACCAAGGACAGCGAAGTGTCAGAGGGCAACGACCGCATCACGGCCGTACTCAACATCGCATAGGACTAGCACATGCCCCTCACCCCTCCAGCATCGCCCACAACGGGACAGCTATACACATCCAACGGTCGCACTTGGGCGTGGACGGGCGTGGCTTGGGAACTCGTCGCGAGTGGTGGTCTAAGCTGGTCAGCCGCGCCAGCGTCCGCAACGGCAGAAGGAGCAGCGGGGAGCATCGCGTACGACAACGCCAGTGGATTTTTCTATGTCGCAACGGCTACGAACACCTGGAAGCGTGCGGCAGTGTCAACGTGGGAAACAGACGCTTTTGCCAGCAGTGTTGTTTTGCTTATGCACGCTGATGGCACGCTGGCGGACTCGTCCACTTACGCGAGAACGGTAACGCCCTACGGTTCACCTACTGCCACGGGCACGCCCCGTTTCGGCAGCGGGGCGCTCGCGTTTAACGGCTATACCGATTACCTGACTGTGCCGTCCTCATCCAGTCTTGATCTGGGCAGCAATTACACGCTGGAGTGCTGGATATACCCGAATAGCTCAACGCTTTCTGGAGGCATTCTTCACCGAGGCAGATATTCTACGGCAGGCACTTCTTGGGACGGGATGACTGCATCCATTCGCGCGCTCGGCACTTACATGCGATTTTACTTTGTGTCGCAAGGCAGCACCGAGCAGACCGTTGACGTTTCGCAAACGTATTTCCCAGCCAATACGTGGACGCATTTAGCAATGGTGCGGTCTGGCACGTCTGGCTATGTATTTGCGGGCGGCCAGTTGGTTGGCACAATCTCCAGTCTTGGTGCCCCGGTGGCTTCGACACATCCTTTATATATCGGCACATGGGAGTACAACGTAAACGGCAGTTCTACATTTGCAGGCTACTGGGACGGCAGGATGGACGAGATACGTATTACCACTGCTGCCCGCTATACATCTGCGTTCACTCCTCCTGCGGCAGCGTTCCCGAATCCATGACCATCCCCCTCGCCGCTCTCCGCGCCTTTCTCGGGCAATAGCCTATAGGCCCATTTCGTAGGACTGCCATGCCCCCTCCCCGCCTAAAACGCAGCAACACGGCCGGACAAGTCCCAGCCTCGCTGGCTGACGGCGAAATCGCCATTAACCAAGCGGATGGCAAGCTGTACTACCAGACTGCCGCCGGGGGCGTATCGACGTTCCTGTCCCTGCCTACGGCCCATAAGTCCTCGCACGCTACTGGCGGCTCCGATGCCCTGTCCGCTGCGGACATTGGCGCGATTACACAGACTGCCGCGGACGGGCGTTACGTGAACGTGACCGGCGACACCATGACAGGCGGGCTGGCGATCAATGCGGCCACGCCACTGACCGTCACGGGCGGGAGAACATTTCTAGCGCCCGCCAGTGAGCCGTATGGCCTGGGCGTGCGGTATGTGTCAACCGGCGGTCCAGTGTACTTTGGTGCCACAGACGGTACGCCAACCCCCGGAGCGCAAATCAGCAAGGCTGGCGGCGGGGCGCTCATGTCGTTTACGAACGACGGGGCCGCGTCCATCCCGGGCACCCTGACGGTTGGCGGCGTTGCGGTGGTGGTGACAACGGACTCCAGGCTTTCTGACGCGCGCACGCCCGCCTCGCATGTCCACGGCAACATCACTAACGCCGGTGCCATCGGTTCCACATCGGGACTGCCGATCATCACCACCACCAGCGGTGTTCTAACAGTCGGAGCGTTCGGGACTGCGGCTGGATCTTTCTGCCAGGGCAACGACTCGCGATTGTCGGACGCACGCACGCCCGCCGCCCACACGCACGGCAGCATAACGAACGCCGGTGCTATTGGGTCTACCTCTGGGTTGCCAATCATCACCACCACCTCTGGCGTGTTGAGCGCGGGCGCATTTGGGACGGCAGCGGGTTCTTTCTGCCAAGGCAACGACTCCAGGCTTTCTGACGCGCGCACGCCTCTGGCTCACACGCAGGCTGCGTCAACGATCACAGACTTCGCAACGGAAGCGGCAAAGTATGGACCCGTGACAAGCGTGAACGGCTTAACTGGGGCTGTGACCGTTTCGTCTGGCAGTTCGATCAGCGACGGCAACAAGGGTGACATCACCGTCAGCGGCTCTGGTGAAACGTGGACAATCAATGCCAGCGCTGTGATCACAGCCGACATTGCTGGCAGTGCAGTCACCTACGCCAAGATTCAGAACGTCTCTGCCACTGACAGGCTTCTTGGCCGGTCCACTGCGGGGGCTGGTGTCATTGAAGAAATCACCTGCACTGCGTTCGGTCGAAGCATTCTGGCCGGAGCGGATGCGGCTGCGGTTCGCACAACACTCAACGCGGTGTCCAAGGCAGGCGACACCATCTCGGGCGCGCTGACCTGCACCGGAGCCATCACGGGGCAGACGGGCCTTAACATCTCAGGTGGCCGCTCGCTGTGTCGGTCCAATGACTCGCAGTACGGGGTTGGGTCGGCTTACGGAATCGGCGGCGGTTACGTGTACTTCGGTGCGGTGAGCGCACACGCCACTCCCGATGCGGCTATCAGTGCCGCGGGCGGCGTTACGCTCATGACGCTTCAGAACGGCGGCAACGTGGGCATCGGCACTTCCAGCCCTGCCGTCAAGCTGGATGTGGCAGGAGCTATCCGCGCCTCAACGGGAGTTCTGTTTGGAACGAATACAGCCGCTGCCAACACGTTGGACGATTACGAGGAAGGAACATGGACTCCTACCTTTGTCTCGGGCTTTTCGTCTGTGACCGTCATCAACGCAGTGGGACGATACATCAAAATTGGGCAGCATGTTACAGCCCACATTCGGCTTGGCGTGAGCGCGTTCACTGGCAGCGGGTCGCCTGTTGGGATCTCGCTGCCATTCACCGCTTCTTCGGCATCTGTCGGAGGTGGTGTTGTTCACTACAGCAACGCCTTCGCTGCTGGCGTAGTGGCCCCGCCTATGCTTTATGGTCCCGATGGCGGATCGTCTACAGCGACTCTGGTAAAGGCCAACGCCGAAGGCTTTACAGCTAGCGATTTTAAAACCCCAGGATGGACCGTTGGGTTCACGGTCCTCTACACGGCAGACTAAATATGGCACTTACGCAAACGTCAGAAGTAGATCGGGTGGAAGTTGTGGGCGCGCATCGCTCCGTCCAAGTACGTGAGGCAATCATTGTTCGCGACGGGGATGCGGAGATCGCGCGCAACTTCCATCGTCACATCATTCACCCGGGCGACGACTACTCGTCCGAGATTCCGCTTGTTCAAGCCGTATGCGAGGCGGCTCACACTGCTGAAGTTATTGCCGCATACCAAGCTAGTCTGAACGGAGAAGCGTGACCGTGCTTACCTACTACGACGCAGTCGAACATCTCATCACCAGCAGTTCTGGTGGACCGCAGGATGCAGAGCAGACCGACATCCGCACATCCATCCAGCGCGCGTACAGCGAACTCTCAACGATCCGCGACTGGAACTACTACCAGACTCATGGCCGCATCCGGTTCTCCATCAACTGGTACGGCTCGGTCACCTACAGCCAAGACACAAGGTTCTTCGACCTGTCGTCTGGGGACGCATTCCCGACTAACTCGGCGCTGTCTCGCATGCGCCTCAACAACACGGTCGCGAAGATCGCCACTCGCGTCAGCAGCACCCGACTGCTCTGCGACCCGATCCTGACTCCTTCCAGCGATTTCCTCAATCCCACCGCTGCCACGCTGTACCAAGACACCTTCCCTCTGCCGTCCGACTTCCGGTCGCTGGACTCCCCAATCGACCATGTCGCTTGGACGCGGTTCATCTACGTGTCCGCAGACCAAGCGATGAAGCTGGAGAACGCCAACAACCTTGCGGGACCGCCGCATGCGTGGACGGTCATCAAGGATCCGCATGGCACTGGGTGGGCGATTAAGGTTGTTGGGTATCCGGTAGCCAACTCCAACTTGGACTTCACGTACCGACGCCTCCCCCGCCGCCTGCGGATCTCAGGCCATGAGGCTGGCTCGCGTCAGGGCACGGTGACCATTGCGGGCACAGCCGTCACGGGAACGGGCACTGCATTCACAGCCGCCATGGTGGGTTCAGTCCTGCGAGTGGGAACCTCCACGGATTTCCCTGGTAGCGACGGTTCGCTCCTACCCTACCAAGGCGAGGCAGTCATCGCTTCGGTCGCCAGCGCGACCTCTTGCACGTTGGCTACCTCCCTCACGGCCACTGGCGCGAAGTATCTCGTCACCGACATTGTGGACATGTCGCCCGGGATGAATAACGGGTTCTTGTCCTGTGCTGCGTACTGGCTGGCCCGCACGCGCAACACCAAGCCCGACAACGCCTTTGCCATGTACCAGCGGGACTTGCGGCTGGCCATGGAGTCGGATGCCCTTACTCCATTCCAGCAACCGCAGCGAGTGATCTTCGACGCTATGGCGTGGAGGACTCCGCTGCAGGCCGACAACTTTGATGGAGGCAACCCATGATCGTTATCGACAAGTGGGCGGGGCTGGTCACCAACGCATCGTCGTATGCCACACCTCCCGGGTCCACGGTACAGCAAATCAACCTGCAGTGCTTGGTGCCCGGGAAGCTCACCGTTCGTTCGGGCCTGTCGCCCATCACGTTCACTTCTGCCGACTCCACGGCATCTCCGATTGTATCTGCCTTCCGATACCAGAGCGGCACAGGCGAGCATCTCGTCTACCAAGATTCAGCCGGACGCATCTACTCCTCCGTAAAGACAGGTAGCGCCTAATGACCTATCTGGCCCAACGTCGATCCGGCCAAGTCGTCTCAATCTCAATGACTACTGGCGGTTCCGGCTACACCGCCCCACCTTCAGTGAGCTTTTCTGGCGGCGGTGGTGCGGGTGCTGCCGGACTTGCCCACATGGCCGGTACGCAGGTTGAGTCTGTTGTTATCACCAACGGTGGAACAGGCTACACATCCGCGCCAACGGTCACCATCTCGGGCAACGCACAAGCATCCGCGAGCGTGTACACCGGCGCGGTTATTCCTGCGTCCTTTGTCCGTTCGCGATTCAATGATCTGTACGTGTTCGACGGCATGGGGCGCGGCCTACGCTGGGACGGCTCTGCGGGCACCATGCAACCCATCGGATTGCAAAAGCCATACAAGGGACCGGCTGTCGCCATCGCCAGTTCCTCCATGGCTGGCTATGTGGATGCCGTCAATGTCGTCAGCCCCGGCAACGGTTACTCCGCGGCTCCGACAGTCACCTTCTCTGGCGGGTCACCAACAAAGACGGCAGTGGCGCGAGCGGATGTCGCAGGAGGACGGGTTGTCGGCATCACCGTCTCGGAGCCGGGGGCAGGCTACACATCCGCTCCCTCTGTGTCGATCAGCAACAGCAATGCTTCCGGTGCTTCGTTCTCTCTTGGAGTGTCAGGGTCCGTGCAGGCAGTCACGGTGGTCAATGGTGGCTCTGGCTATACCACCGCACCCACGGTTGTGTTCTCCAGCGCGCAGGGTCTGACTAGCGCGAATGCTGTCGTCACCATCTCTGAGTCGGGAGCGGTTGCGTCCGTAGACCTGCGCTCTGGCGGGAAGGGAGCTACTGGTGCTGTGACTGCCTCGCTGGTAGGAGGCGGCGGCGCTGGTGCCGTCCTGTCTGTCGGCATGCTGTACGGTGTAGCGGCTGTGACTGTGACCAGCGGAGGGACCGGCTTTCTTGCGCCACCCGCCATCTCCTTTCAGCCCGACGCCACCGACGATACAGCCTCCGCTGCCGCGGCGACTGCGGCGGTGTCAGGGGGCAGCATAACGAAGGTCACTGTCTTTGGCGCTGGCGGCTACGCCTTGCCGCCGACTGTCTCTCTTGGCGACTACAACGCGACTGCCACCGCAACTATCTCCAACGTCATGCGGGGCAAGTACAAGTGCGCGATCCGCTATATCGACTCCACGCCAGAGAAGTTCCGCGGGCCGATCAGTTCTTCGATTTCTGAATTGATTGAGGTGGACGTTCAAAACGGAGCTTCCTCTTTAACTTGGACTCTTGCGCACGCGGGGCTGGACGACCGTGTCTCGGCCGTAGAGTTGTGGCGCACCACCTCCGACCAGAGCGTTCTTCTGTTCCGCGTGGCAAAAATCCTGCGGTCTGCTGGGAATTTCACTGGCACGTTCACGGATACGTTCACAGACGAGCAGCTGTCAGACGCTGAGCGCGATGGCTACGGCCTGCTGCCCGTGACCCTGCCTAGCGGCCAGCTAAACGCCCGCCGCTTTGGTGTGCCGCCAGGGAATTTCTCCGTGGCGTGCATGTTCCAAGACCGCTGCTGGCTGGCCGTGGATACGACTGGAGAGAAGCCCAACAGCCTCTACTTCTCAGAGGTGGACGAGCCGGAATCCATCCCCTTGGAAAATGAGATTGTTGTCCAAGAAAACGCGGGCGACTCTGATGCGGTGGTAGCTCTCATCCCTCTGGGATCCTCTCTAATCGCCGCCCAGTCCAGGCATCTATACAAGCTGACCTACGTGGCCCAGCCCGTGCTAGATGCAAGCATCATGCTGGTGGCCTACCGCGGGGTTCTGAACAGCCGCTGCTGGGATGTGATGGGTGGCGTGGCTTTCATTGCGGATAGCTACGGGATGTATGTCTTTGAAGGCCAGAGTGACCAGCCGATCTCTTTGCCGGTGGACAACTACTGGCGCGACGGCATCATCGACTTCTCAAAGTCCTCCCAGTTTTTTGTGCGGGCCGACCTGGCCACCAAGGTTGTCCGATTCTTCTACTGCAACTCCACTGACGCCTCTCCTTCCCGTGCGCTCTGCTATTCGTTAACCACAAAGTCTTGGTGGGAAGAACAGTACGCAGTGCCACTGACGGCCGCGGCACCATACGCTATTGGCGGGCAGCAAGGGGTTGCGTACGCAGCGTCTGGGTTCGTACGGATGGCAGGCTACTCAGACAATGGCACTGCCATCCCGTACAGCTTCCGCTCTGGCAATCTGCAGCTAGTGACTGAGGACAGTAGGCAGGCCGTGAGCTTGCTGTACACGCCGACTACGGGCGATGCCCCGCTCTCGCTATCCCGCTACTTCAACGGCTCCGACACCCCAAGGCCGAATGCCGTTGCCAGTGATCGGGGTGATGGATTTGTCCCGGTCGTCCCCGGCGCGGAGTCTGTTCTGAACATGAAGCGCACTCGCTCTGCCCTTGGTGAGGCAAGCGGTGTGGCACGCGCCATGTTCAGCGGCGGCAATGAAGAGCGATCCGCTGGGGCCGACAGGCATGTCGCCATAGCGTTTGCTGGCACACAGTCTTCGTCCGCAAATGCACCTGCTATACACGCGGTCGTTGTGGAGGGTGCAAAGTAGTGTTTACACAAAGCATGCCACAGCTGGCGCAGGCTCTTTCCGGCGCTCTGCCAGAAGCCGCGTTGCGGCAGCTGATGCAGGCTCTTGGCAACTGCCAGCAACCGCTCTCGCACCGCGGCGCTGTGAATCTTCAGCCGCCTACCTCAACCGGCCCTGGCGGGCTGGCAAGAAAAGGAGTGTGGAAGACATCCGACTACCCCGGACTGATTCCTACCGCTGGCCAAGATACGTTCGTTGATGTCGCTGGCGACACCTACACCAACACCACCAACACCAACAACTACGACGGTCACCAGTTCAATTTCCCGATCAACCAAGACTTCAACTACAACAACTACTTCGGCGGCGATACGTTCAATGTCGCTGGCAACAGCACGTTCGACAACACCTACATCAACAACACTACCACCCAGAACCTCAACACTACCAATCTGAATGTTGAATACATCAACAACACCTACGTTGGCAGCCAAGGTCGCGATGGCCGCGATGGCTTCAACGGGCGCGACGGCATCACCACCGTCATTTTTCGCGGTGGCCCAGGCGGTGAGCAACAGAATTTCCCTACCGGCAACGCCCGCATTCTGAAAAGCGTGACTGTTAACGGCAAGGTGGATGTGCCACACGCCACCAACGCCCGCGTGTACGACAAGGCGGTAACGGTCGGCACCACTGAGGTAGACAGGGAGTTTACGGTTACGGGGCAGGTAGAAGTCCCGACCGTCGAAAGCGCGACCCTAAGTGCCATCGAAGCCAGTGGTACGATAACGATACCGACCATCACTGGGGGAACTCTATCGGGCGCCACGGCGACCGGCACAATCTTCTACGACACGTACCCTAACGCAACGTGCGGCCCGCTGACGGCTTCCGTTGACATACCTACCAGCGGTACGTTTTCAGCAACCCCAACCGGCATCGCGGCCACTGGTGCGCTTGGAACGCTGGCAGGAACGGTCACGCTAGACATTCCCACCGGCGGCTATTTGGATGCTTCTTGCAAACTTGTCCTGACAACGACAAGCGTGACCAAGAGCGTTGTCTTCACAGGCGCGCCGAGCGTGTCCATTACCAGCCAAGGGAAGGTGGACGGGAACGTGACTCTCGTCTCGCCGGGGTCGTCCAAGTCCGTGACCGTCAACACGCCGACGATCACGCTGACAAAGTCTTCTGCGTCTTCGTCCGTGTCGCTCAAGGTGAACGGCGGCACGTTCAGTCCAACGACCGGCAGCACCACATCTGCCGTCACGGTCAGTGCTGCGGGAGCGACCGTCACATTGACGGCAGGCACTACCGATGTGCAGGTGTCCTTGGATGGTTACGTGGCTGTCACGGAGCCTACGGGGGAAGGGACTTTGAAGGACGACGAGGTGTTGCTGGATGAAGAGTATGAGTCAAAGAGAGTGGACATCACAGTAGTGCAAAAGGCAGACCAGCTGGTTTACTTGAGGCCGCGCATCTGATGACCTGTACCTGTTGCGAGACGGGCCGGTGCTGCAATGGGTCCGTGTGTAGGGACACTTCACAATCTGAATGTGTGTATCGGTTCGGAACATTCACCACTGGTGGCGATTGCACTCAATACGCATGCACATCCGCACCGCCGTACAACACACCATGCACTCTCTCAAATGCCTGCGTCTGCTCCTCTGTCGGCAAAGTGCTGAACGCGCCACAGACTACCTGTAACTGCACCACTCTGACCGCAGCAGGAGTGCCGCACGGAGGGTGCCAAGCGTACTACTGCAACGCTTGCGTCTCAGGCTCCTGCGTTCTCACATGCGTTGCGCCTCGTTCCTGTTGTGCCGGTACGTGCTGCCCGCTGTCGCAGCGATGCGATAACGCTAGCGGGAACTGCGTGGACAAGTGTACGACCGGCACCTTTTGCGCCGGTACTGGGGCGGCGTACGACTGCTGTGCGGTAGGAGAGAAGTGCTGTGGGCCGTCTGGTTGTTTAGCCACCACAACCACCACGTACAGCCGCTCTGTCGTTATCGGAGACCCGGCAGGCTGGAATCAAGTAGTCATTACCATTCCTGACGGGGTGACAGTGACAATTACCGCTACTCAAAACACAGCGGCGCAAAGCCCGGATGGGGTTCCCGGCACCTCTGCAGATGCTTGCAATGTGATAGCGGTCAACAGGGCACGCCTCATCGGCAGGGTTGGAGACGTTGTTTTCGACATTGGCTCCAACTACACAGGCACACCAGGGGCCGGAGATCTTGCACTGCGACCCAACCTGACTAGCGGGAGTTGCACCAACAACCAAGTTGGCAGCTATGCCGTGCAGATTTCTTTTACGACTGACCCTTGCCCAGGCTTCACGCCAGCTGCCATCGGTGAGCCAATCGTCTATGCGTCCGGTGAGGAACCGCCAGCCAGCACCGGCCCCGGCACGGAGCTAAAAGCTCTGCTGCGCCTAGCTGGGATTGTTGCCTCCCCTACGTGCAGTTGTAACGCGCGGGCTGCACAGATGGACGACTGGGGCGGGCGGGTGTGTTTGACACGCCTCCCAGAAATCTGTGGCTGGCTCAAAGAAGAGGCTGAAAAGCGGGGTTTGTGGTTTTTCCCACCCGCTGGATACGCCTTGATTCTGGCTGCGATTTCCCTGTCGGCACTGAAACAGACTCTCAGGGGCAATAACAAGTAGGAGAATCTTATGTCCATGAACGGCTTCACCGGCACATTCCTAGCCCCCTTCGGCCGACAAACCGCGAAGGAATACGCTACCGCTGTCGGCGGGGCGCTGGCCCAAGCTCCTGGCCAGTTTGGTCAGACCCTTGGCGGGATGTACGACTCCTACAACAAGGGGTACGGCACCTACAACCAAGGGCTTGCCAGCCTTGGGAACAGCTACGCCCAGAACTACGCCGCCATGGCCGGTGGTATTGGCGGCATCGCAAACGCTCTGGGCAATACGTGGAACAACGCTCAGGCCACCAACCAAGCTGCATCCGCGGCCGAGGCTGCGCGTCAGGCTGCGGTGTCGAATCTTGGCACAGCTGCCATGGCGAGCTACGGCAACGTGGCTGGGCAGGGATTGCAGGCGTGGGCGCAGAACCAGAACGGCTATCAGAAGGCGCTAGCCGATATGAATGTCGGCAACCAGAGCGCGGTCAGCCAGCTTGGCGTTGGCCGTTACAACGCTTTGGCGGGACTTGGCAAGTCTGGCGCAGCGATGCAGGTCGGCCGCGATGTCTCTGCTGCCCTGCCTGGGCTGGCGGGAGGCCAGACCGGCGGCTCGCCCACCCCAGCAATTAGCCAATACGGCGGCGAGGGTTTCAGCATGCTGGAAAACCTGCGTGGTGACATCAACAACGGCCGGGAGTTGTCTTCACTCAACAACAACTACTACTCCGGTATGGGTTCGCTCAATGCCGACCAAGCCATTGCCCGCAACATGCCACGTACGATGGTGGGAGATGCCTACGGCGCTCTGATGGACTTCAACAAGCTGAATCTTGGCGCGTCATCCCGCGGCATGGATCAGTTCTACAACTTCGCGCGTGAGTTCCCAGAGTCCCGACCCCGAGAAGGACAAGCGATCCCGACCGGCTCGCTCTTGGACGCCTTGTCTGGCGGGTATTCCGATTCGGCCAATCGGATCGGGACGGTTCAGACTGACATGAACTCCGGGTTTAAGGATAGCCAGAAAACCTACACCGCATCCGTCGCTGGTGTGAACGATCTGTTTAACCGCACCATTGGCAACATGGGCGTGTTCCGCAACCAACGCCAGATCTTCTGACCCTCAAGAGCATCCACTTGATCTCTCCCTATAGCCAGTACCCATCCAGCCACCAAGACGTTTTCGCCTCGCTCCTGCAGGGGTCGCAGGCCAACAACGACTTGGAGACCGCCCGCCGCCAGTCGGAGCTTGGCAAGCAGGCCAAGGAGTTCTCCCAACGGTACGCGCTGCAAGGGTTGCAGAACCAAATTTCTGAGCAGAGCCAGCGCAACAATCTCATGCAGTCGCGAATGGATGGCGTCTATGGGCCTGCGGGCAACCTCTTGCGAGGGCTATCGAATTGATACCACAACAGCGGGTTAACGCCGCCTTCAACAACGACTACGCCAACGCGATTTCGCTTGGTGATCCACGCCTGACGATGAAGCAGCTGGATCGCGGCGGCATGTCGCGCGGCGCTGGGCAGGTGAGCAACGCTGGCATGCAGGGCGCGCAGAAGATGGCCCAAGGCATTGCCGAGGCGTACGGCGCTAAGCAAAAGGCGCAGGACTACAACAACGCCTACGCCATGCAGAACCAGCAGGCCGACGCCGAGCAGCAGCAGTCGATTCAGTCTCTGTTGCTTCAGCAGCAATACAACAACCAGATGGCCGCACAGCAGCGGCAGAACTCTGCGATGAACTTTGCGACTTCGATACTTGGGGGCTTGCTTAACTAATGGCACGCATTGACTTTGACTTGGACGACCTGACGCAGGCCGGACTGAAGCGGCTGGTAAAGCAGTTGCTGTCCGCTAGCGACGAAGAGGAAAAGAAGATCATCGCCAAGCTGGGCAAGGACGAGAAGTCCGACAAACGCCCGAAGAACGACCTTGCCGATCTGGACGAAGAGATGCACGGCAAGCCCAACACGCCGATGGTCGAAGACGACGACGGCCCAGAAGACGGCGAAGAGATGCCTGACATTCCGAAGAAGGGGAAGAAATCGTAATGGCCACTCCCGCTCAGTGGATTGATAGCCTCACAGCGGCCACGGGGATTAACTCCGTATGGCTCAACAAGGCTCTCCGCGCTGGCGCAATCACGCCCGACATGTCGCCCGACGCTGTGTATAAGGCCGTCTCTGAAATGGCGACCGGCACTGGCAGGCCCATGCGGCAGCTGCAGCTTCCTATGGGGAGTGACACTGCCGGTGATAGCGTCCGTTCGTTGATCCCCTATGGGGTCCGCGGGCCTGGTGTTCCCGTTGGTCAGCCGCGCGGCACCGGCATGTCTGGCGACCGCGTTGCCGCGCACAATGAACTGCGGGACTCTTGGCCTGTTGCGTACGACGCCGATGAGGCGGATGTGATGGACGCCATGTCGGAGTTCTCGCCCGAGCAAAGGCAGTATCTGCAGGCGTTGCGGTCAAACGACTGGCTGGGCTTCGACTATCCTTCGCAGGCCGCTTCTTCAGGCTTGGCCTCTCCGAATGCGGCGAGCCGCTTGGAAATGTCTCCCGACCTAGTGGCCGCACGGCAGTCGCTGATTAACAGTCGCCTGCGCGGCCCCGGAGTGGCAATTCCCGCCCAAGGCGGCGCTATGATTCCCGCACCCATGCGCGGACTCCCGGCCCCGCAGCAGGCCCGCATCGGCACCACTGCTGGCGTTCCCGTGGACCGTAATCCCGGCGACGATGTGAACATGTTCGGCATGTCCGAGAGCAGCTTGGACGAGGCGGCAGACGATCTTGCTCGTCAGTATGGCCGTGGCCAGCCCGCCGGACGGCTCACTATGGCGCCCCGCCGGGGTTTACCGGCCCCAGCGCAGCGTGCGCTACCAGCCCCTACTGCGATGCGTGACCAGCAGGCAGTCGATGACATTGCCAGCCAGTTCGACAACGTGATGGGTGGGCGTGCCCCAACCGCCGCGTCTCCACTTGCTCCTGCTCCTGGCAAGGGTGGCATTCCTGCTTGGGCCAAGGCCGCTGCAGGTGCTGGCCTGATCGGTGCCGGGGCTACCGCTTACAACATGATGCCATCGGGCATGCGTTCCAAGCAGTCAGAAGCCATTGGCGATCTAGACAGCACCGATGGCACCGCAGACTTGGCGGCTGAGAGTCGTCCTGCCCCATCGGTTGAAACCTCCACCAGCCCGCGCGACCAAGCGCAGGCGTTGATTGCCAAGCTCAACCAGATGCGGCGTGACGCGGGCGGCGAAGTGCCCGAGGCGCAGCAGATGATGCAGGAGATCAATCGGCTCATGGCGTTGAGCAATCAGAGCCGTAACGCCATGACTCCGCAGCAGGCGCAGGGGTCCAAGGATCCGCACATCCAGGCCCAGGCTCTTATCGCCCAACTGAACCAGATGCGGCAGAAGGCTGGCGGCGAAGTTCCGCAGGCCCAGCAGATGATGGCAGAAGTTCGCAGGCTCCAAGCCATGGGTGATCAGCAGCGCAACTACGCACAGACACGGTAGGAGATAAGATGCCAATCGACCCCATTTCTGGGCTTACTCGCCTAGAAGCTTTTCGGCGTTCCGGCATTCCCATTACGCCAGAGTTGCTGTCTGATGGCTTGGAGGGTGCCGCTACTCCGATTGAGGAGGATCCGGTTCTATCGGAGGCGGATAAAGAGGCGATGTTTCAGCGGCAAGCCGCTCGGATTAAGACCGACGACTACCGGCGGGAACGGATGCTGTACCGTGCGGCCAAGGCTACTGGCACGCCTGTCGAAGAACTCATGCAGCAGCCAGAGTGGGCTGGTGTGGGGGAAGCCCGATCCGAAGACAACGTGATGCCGATGCAGGCACGCGCCGCCATGGCCCAGAAGCGCATGGATGACGAGAACGCGCGGATGGAGCAGTGGAAGTCGCAGATGATGTTGGCTAGCTCCAACTCACGCGCCAACATGTCCAACGCATTCGGCATGCTTAGCCCAGAGCAACAGCAGCGTGTCATCGAATCACGGATGACCGGCAATCGCAACTACAACGGCGATCCACGCATGGCCATCGCTCAGCTGGAAGCGGAGACTCGCCGCGCCGAAGGGCAAGACGCTAGAGCCGCCGCTGCGGAAAACAATTCCGCCGCCCGACAAGAGGGAAGAGAAGAGCGTGAGGCTGTCCGCGCTGCTGAAGAACTGAAGTACAACGCCCGCAACGCCGAGGAGAAGATGCGGCATGAGGGTTTGATGGCGCAAGCCAATCAGAGGCATGAGGCGATGATGGCACAGATGCAGGCCGGAAACACCGCTGCTGCCCAGGCCCATGCGACCGAGCTTGCAAAGATCACAGCGATGATGCAAGAGAATAAGGCGCGCAATGAAGCCACTGTTGCTGGCCAGAAGCTAGCCGCAGATGCACAAGTTGAATCCGCGCGAATTAACGCTGGCGTGTTGACAGAAAAGATAGGAGCCACTGAACAGCAATTAGAAGAAAAGGCTAAGCAGCTTGCCACCGAGCAGCAGTTGGCGATTAGCGAGCGTGCCTTTGGCCCCGGCGTCCGCGACATTGCTGGCAAGCAGTACGAAAATCCCGCTGCCGTCGAAACGCTTTCTGCTATTGCCAAGCAGGCCAACAAATCTTGGACGGGATTTTGGGAAGCCGACGCTCAGCGAATGGATGCGATCCTCTATCGCCTTGGCGTGACCGATCCTGCTGTCAGGCACAAGCTGGTTGAGGATCACGGATTGAACGCCAGAGGCACGGCGAGCGTTCCATCGTACTACTTGCACGGCACTCCTCGTTACGCCACCTACGCACCTCCCGCCGCACCGTAATGGCTCGCTCCCCGCTCTTTGATCTATACGATCCCTATGGCCTGCTGAATGGGCAGGAAGGGATCCCCAGCGATGATCCGACTCTTGCGGACCTCATGCCGCAGGAGGAGAGGAGCAGCATGCTCCGCTCTCTCGCAGAGGCTGGAACATCTGGCCTAGCCATGGTTGGTGGCGTTCTTGACACGCCTGGAGCGTGGGTGCGTGGCCTGCTGGCTGGTGATCCCTTTAGCGAAGAGCGCATCAGCGGCCGTGACCTTAACCGCAAGTACGGCCTAGCCGGTAGGCAAGATAACTGGCTCAACTTCTTTGGCGGCTTGGCGACCGAGATCGTCACCGACCCGCTCACGTACCTCAATCCATTGGCCATCCTTGGCAAGGGCGCTCTTGGACCCGCGGGTAGGGCGGTGCGAGACACTGGCCTTCTTCGACATGCGGCCACCGACGCCTACCGTGGATTCGCTCCAACGGCTGCGCAGACTGCCGCAGCGCAAGAGGTGCTGGGCGGGCTTGGCGGGCAGGCGCGTGAGGCTGGCCAAGGCATCCGCTCCTATTACCGCACCCAGACGCCACGCCGGTTGATCGCGGAGGCCGCTGATCCCGCGGATGCGTTGCAGAGATTCCAGCAGCAGGCAAGGAGGTACGGCGCTGACCCCGCCGATCTGGATGCGCCGATAGCCGGACTGATGGACTTCCGCGTCCCCGGCACCAATCTCGGATTCAACATCCGCGGTGGTCAGCTGGGCGATTCTCTTGCGGAAGGCTTGGACGCTCTTGGCGAGGCTTCCAAGCGCAACCCGATCACCGGACCTGTCGTCAGCGGGGCCGCGGCGTTGTTCCACAAGCCGTCCGGCGAGGTGTTGGATCCCGACCTCCAGTGGGCTAGCCGTATCGCCCGCGCTGACAACCAGCGGCTGGACGAAGCTCTGCTGCTGGATCGCACGCGCATGCAGAGGCGTGCGTTGCAGGCCAATGTGCCGGACATGTCACCGATGGGGGCGATCCCGGCGGACTTGCGAAACTTTCAAAGCACCCGCCTCCAGAACGCGCTGGCTGACTTTGTGGAATCTCCAGGTGATCTGCTTGGGCAGGGGCAGTTCGGCCCGATGCAGAAGACCAGTGGCGATCCGATAGCAGACTGGGTGCTGGAGAACGTACCTGAGTTCCGTGACATCCGAGACAACTTCACCAACATGGGCGACCGCGCCCGCCAACGTGCTGAAGCTCTTGGACTAGCTGGCCCAAGCTGGCACAGCCGTGATCACGGCACCAACTGGTTCCCACGCCAGCTGAAGTGGTGGGAGCAGGACGCTGCGCCGATTCGCCCCAACGCCTCGCCGTATGTGGAGAAGCCTTGGTCGCAGGGCGAGCTTGTCTTGGGCACAGAGGACAACTTCGGCCGTAGCCGAAAGCCTTACACCGACATCGAAGGTGGCCGCAGGACTTTCCGCGCGCTCACGGGCAATGGACCGCTCCCCGGGGGCGGGACGTTTGACTCCGCAGGCTTGCAGCAGAACCTACTGAATGCAAACGCACGCGACTCCCGCTATCTGATAGATGATGCGTTTACTCAGCTTGGCTTGGACACACCGTATCGCGGGCAGGCCGACAGGATCATGGCCACTGCGGAGTACCAAGCCGCCTCGCCCGCCGAGCGCATGACAATGCTTCGCCCTGCCGTGCGAACGATGAGGGAGAACAAAGGCGACCTTGCTGAGTTCCTGCGTAGCATGGACACGCAGTTCGCCGCCAACAACACCGGGGCATTCGACACACCCGCGTGGCAGAATGCGATGACCTATGAGCTTGGCCAGAACCGCGTTCGGGCCAACACGGAACAGGTCATCAATCAGTTGTTGAACGGTGTCCAAAACGTCTCCGCGCGGAACGTAGTCGGTGGTGCAGTGGTGCCATTGGAGGAAGCCGCCCGCAGGTTGAACTTTGACCCCGACAACTTCCGGCGGATGTGGCAGGCCCGCACTGGCCGGGACGTTGCCAACTTCTCCGTGCCCGAGCGACTGATGGATTCGCTTCAGACGCTCGCATCCCCGTCCCGCGCCAGCCTCCCTGAGAAGGGACTGCTTGGCGCACTGGATCAGTTCACGGCTGCGTTTAAGGGTGGTGCCCTTGCATCCCCCGCATTCCATGTGCGCAATAGCTACAGCGGACTGATCAACGCGGCGACCCACGGGGCGGGCAACCCGATGGACTTCCTCGCTGGTCTGCGAGCAAGCAACGGCGACTACTCTGCAATCGCCGCCCGCTTGGAAAACGCTCCCGGTTTTGTCGGCATGAGTCCGCAAGAGCGCATTGACACCTTCTTGGACATGACAGGGCAGAACCGCATCGGCAGCGGCAACCTTGTAGACGATGTATCCAACCTCCCCGAGCAGTCCATTAAGGGGATGTACACGGGAGCGAACACGGGCGATGGGTTGCTGGACCGAATGCTCCCGGCAAACCGCCGGGGTTTTCTGAATCGGGCAAGCGACTTCTTCTCCATGCGTGGGGTGGGCCTGACTCGCAACCCGCTGAACCGGCAGACCAACCCGCTGCTTGTTCTCAATGACGCTGTGGGCAACTCAGTCGAAGATGCCCTCCGCACCGGCACGTTCCTCAACCAAGTCCGCAAGGGTGTCGATCCTGGGCAGGCAGCTGACCTGACCCGCATGAGTCAGGTGGACTATAGCCCGTCCGCTTTCACATCCTTTGAGCGGAACGTGATGAAGCGCGCGGTGCCCTTCTATAGTTTCCAGAAAGGCATCCTTCCCTCCATTGCTGAAAACTTTCTGTACCAACCCGGTGGTTTGCAGGGCAAACTTATCCGAGCGGTGACAAGAGGGTCCGAGCCGAGCGAAGAGAACTTTGTCCCAGAACACCTTCGTCAGTCTGCTGCCATCCCCCTGCCAGCCGACTTCCCGCTGCAGCCGAAGGACGGCCTGACTCGGTACGTGACAAATATCGATCTGCCGTTTGAGTCAACGCTTAACATGTTCACCCCGGGCGTTGGGGCTACAACCACCGCTCGCGTGATGGACTCCATTCAGAAGACCGGGATGAACTTCGCTGGCCAGCTGAACCCGCTGGCGAAGTACCTCATTGAGTCCACAACCAACCGGCAGCTGTATAGCGGTCGTCAGTTGTCGGACCTCTACTCCACGCTTGAGCAGGACATCGGGCCGATTGGGCGACCGCTGGAGAATGCGATCACCAACCTTGTGCCGTTCGGATCCCGCGCGCTAGGCACCATGCGCCAGCTGCGGGACGAGCGACTGGACCCAACGGATCGCTACGCCAAGGCAGCAATCAACTTGCTCGCTGGCTTCAAGCTCACGGACGTTGACAGCGAGCGGACCAAGCAGCTTGCCGCCCGGGACATGCTGAACAAACTCCTGTCCACCACCCCCGGCGTCCGCACCTACGAAAACCTAACTGTCCCAGAGGATGTGGTGCGATCCATGCCCAGGGAGCAGCGGGACATGTACCTGCTCTACAAGATTATCCAGAACGAAGCCGCCAAGCGTGCCCGGGACAAGAAGAAGGCGCAGGCAGGCATGGACCCGATGCAGATGCTAGGGTTGCCCAGCCAGTTCTAGGCTGGGGACCGCCCGCTTAAGATCCGACAGAATCACGGGATCTAGGTAGTGGCGTTTCATGCCCGGGGTCAAATGACCTAAGTGTCCAGTGGCGTCCATTCCCGCTAATTGAGCGTAAGTGGCACTGCTTCTACGCAGGTATTTGCCTGAGCCTGTCAGGCCCGCGCGCTTGACCAGTGAGCGCATGGCCACTATGATCCGGCTCCTTCCGACCAGTCCCCCGAAAATCTTCGGGCCGCGACGGGGCAGGGAGCGAATGGATTCCAAGGCATTCCCGTCAAGGACGACGACATGTTGCTGGCGAGTTTTCTGCAGAACCGTAGCCAGACGATCCCCGCGAAGGGAGTCGTAGGTAATGGCCAGCAGATCCCCGAGCCGCAGCCCGCTGCTGTAGCCCACCAAAATCCATGCGGGCAGCAGGATTCGGTGCGGGCAGTACAGCGTACCCCCCGGCATCTCAGAGGCCACCGCAAGCAGGTGACGCATTTCGTCATGGGTCCAAGCGCGGACCATCGGCAAGGTGTGCTTGACACGGCGGATCGGGCGTGTACAATCGTCCACCAACAGGCCGTCGCGCAGGGCGGCTCGTCGCAGGGTGGACAGCATCCGGCGATGGTTGTGAACCGTGGAGGCGGCGAGATGACCGAGAGCATTCGTCAGGTACGCATCGATGTTGGCGACGGTCAAGTCGGCCACCCCCCAAGGGAGCCGCTTTGCCATCACAATGAGTTGCTCACGGTATCCGGGGCTAGCCCCCGATTGGAGGGCGTAAGCCTCCGCGAACTGTCGCACAGTCATGTTGTTATCGGAAATTTTGTGGATCTGGGTGAGGGGGGTGAGACTACCCCCTCCATTGGAATCCACAAGCCCTCTGCTATACTGACGGACCACATGGCACCCCTAGCTCAATTGGATAGAGTCGGTCGAAGCGTCCCCCCTTCGGGGTGGATCTCCCGAATCATACGGGGTGCGGTCCTAGCCCTGCTGGTGATCGTCATTTTTCTTCACGGCGTGGGCACTCTGCTCACGTTCCTCGCACTTGGACAGTTGGGCCGAGCGGCGGTTTTGTTCCGCCGCGGTCTTCGGAGGGAGTCGCTTCGCCCCACGGATGGGGCTTTTCACTAGGAGGTGTACGGATGACTACTTTGCCACGGAAGGTTGTGGGCATGAGCAATGCCGACTACCACTCTCAGAACGATTTTCTTGGCCGGTCCTACCTGCACTCGGTCGCCAAGTACGGCGGCGAGGCGCAGCGGTGGATGGATCACGGCTACTCCCTCTTTGGGGGGAACGCCGGAACCCGCACGGGCAGCAAGTTTGACACCATCGTCACGGCTGTCTGTGAGGGAAAGAAGTTGAGTGACGTTCTCGCCATCCCTCCCGCCGAGGTGCTGGCCAGCAACGGCCACCGCCGGGGGAAAGCCTACGACGAGTGGAAGTCGCAGGCCGAGGCCAAGGGGTTGATCGACTGCAACGCGGAAGAGGGATGGCAGCTGGAGGTGATGCTGACGCATCTCCTTGAGAACCCTGCCGCCAAGGCTCTGGTGGAGCAGACCACTGAGACTCAGGTGTCGGTGTTCTTTGAACTGAACGGCCACCGCTGCAAGGTGCGACCGGACGGCTGCACTCCAACGCTGTGGTGGGATCTGAAGACGACCTCGTCCACTTGGGACAAGGTCTACCGCAGTGCGATGGACTTCGGGTACGCGGAGCAGGAATGGCTGTACTGCCAGGGTGCCAAGGCTGTGGGCTTGCCGCACTTCCGCATGCCGTTCGTCTTCGTCCAGACGATGGCCCCGTACGGTGTCCACGTTTTCTATCTGCCAACGGAGATCGTTGAGGAGGCGGGCCTGCGTATGACCCGCGTGATGGAGGAGGTTCGCCTTCGCCGGGAGACTGGCGTGTATGAGTCCGCTGATGCGGGCGAGATCACGGAGCTTCAGTTCCCCGCCTGGGCGAAGCGTCAAGAGGAGGAGGTAATCACAGTATGACCGATAGCCATGACATCCTGGGACCAAGCTCGTCGCCCGATACCAGCGCACTCACAGAGGCACTGGCCAAGGCACAGGCTGAGTACAAGCACGTTGAGTTGGACGCTGCGAACCCGCACTTCAAAAGCAGGTTCTCGTCCTACGCCACTTGCTGCGATTCGTTGCGTGGCCCGTTGACCAAGCACGGCTTGGCCTTGCCGGACTTCCGGCCGGGGCTGGTTGCTGGCCAGTGGGTGCTGGTCGGAACCTTGCGTCACAAGACTGGGCAATACATCACCGGCATCTCGCCGCTGGTGAACCCCAAAGGTGACATGCAGGGGTTCGGTGCGGCGATGACCTACGCCAAGCGGACCCTGTTGATGGCACTCACCGGAGGATTCTCTGGCGAGGCCGATGACGACGGTGACAGTGTGAAGGTGGAGTCCGCTCCGCAGCGCACATCGCCTAAGCCGAATGCTTCCGCTCGCAACCTGCAGTGGGAGCAGGAGTGGAAGAAGACCATCGCAGACGCGGAAGACCGTGGCACTGCGGTCAACGTGATGAAGACAGTGGAGTTGCGTCTTCGGGAGAAGGCGATTGCACGGGATGTGTACGACCGCTGCAAGGCTGAGTTTGTTCGATGCTGGGAAACCAAGGAGGTAGTGACCAATGGCTAGTTCTTTTTACAACAGGACGATTCTCATGGGCAACATCACTGCTGACCCCGACATTCGTCGCGTTGGCGAGAAGGATGTTGTGAAGTTCAGCGTGGCCGTGAACAACCCTTACCGCGAGGGCAAGGTCTTGTTCATGGATTGCGAATACTGGAAGGGTGGCGCTGTCGTCAACTACCTCAACAAGGGCACCTCTGTCCTTGTCGAAGGCGAGCTTGATCAGCAGGTCTGGGAGCGTGACGGCCAGAAGAGGAGCAAGGTTGTCCTCAACGTCAAAGGCATCCAGCTTGTTGGCGGGAAGAAGGACAGTGCCCGCGAAGAAGAGTTCGTTTCAGAGTTCCGCTAGAAGGCGCGCTGCTCCGCGCCGCCTGGGGTTGAGGGCGGGAACCTCCGACCCGCCCTCCCCCGGGCTTCTTCATACACAAGGACGTTTCATGCTCAGACTGCGCGCCTACCAAACTGAAGTGATCGAATCGCTGCTGGACGCAATGCGCCGCGGTGTGAAGTCCACGCTCGTTGGCCTGTTCACCGGCGCGGGCAAGACGGTGATCTTCACGGCCCTCGCGGATCGCATCCAAGGTCGCACGCTGATCATCGCCCCGATGCGTGAGTTGGTATGGCAGGCCGCTGACAAGGTGCGTCAGGTCACCGACTCCGACCCCGACATTGAGATGGCCGACTTCGTTGCCGAGCGGGACTACTGGCCCGCCAAGGTGGTGGTCGCATCGAAGCAGACGCTGCTGTCCAGCCGTCAGGGCGAGAAGAGATACAAGCGATTCCAAGGCTTCTCGCTCGTCATAGTTGACGAGGCACACATGCAGTGCAGCGAAGCCGTCATAGAGATGTTGAAGTTCTTCCAGGGCCAAGGAGCAATGGTCGCTGGGTTCACGGCCACACCGTTTCGGATGGACGGTAAGCCAATGCTAAGGAGTAACGCATGCAGTTCTACGAAGAGTCCGTCTGCAACTACGACCTCCAGTGGGCCATCGCCAACGGATGGTCAGTTCCCCCTGTTTGCAAGCTGAGCAAGGTTGAGTCACTGGATCTGAGCAAGGTCAACATTGTCGGCGGCGACTTCAACCAGACGAAGCTCGCGGCTGAACTGAACAAGGAAGCCAACTTGCACCGCGCCTGCATGATCACCGCCGAAGAGATGGAGGGACAGACGGTCCTCTTCACCGGCAGTGTGTTCGCAGCCAAGGGTGGCTGTCATTTCTTAAACCACAACTACGGCATCCCCGCCGTCTGTGTCTGGGGCACCATGCCTGACGAGGAGCGAGCCGATGCACTTGCAGCCTTCAAGTCCCGACAAGCCAGAGTCCTCGTCAACTGCCAAGTCGTCGCCGTGGGATTCGATTACCCACCGACCGCAACCCTCATCCTTGCCCGACCAACCCGCTCCAGAAGTTTCTGGCTTCAGTGCGTTGGTAGAGCCACTCGTCCTCTCCCCGGAGTTGTTGACGACCCGGGCCTTCTCACAGCTGACGACAGAATTGCTGCTATCCAGCGTTCGGATAAGCCCTATTTCAAAATTGTTGACTGCACAGCAGGAACTCTGGATCACACGGTCATCACAAGTGTGGACATGTTCTGCACCAGCGAAGACGCGGAAGTCAAAGAAGCGGTGCGTAAAGCAGCGGCGCAGTCTCCACTCACGCAGAAAGAAATAGACGACCTCGCCGCGGCAGAGGCTGCGAAGAAGGCCGAGAAGATCGCCAACGCCAAGCTGATCGAAGAGATGCGCCGCAACACCCACGGCCGGGGCGAGGGCCGCATCCACGGTAAGGACGTTGATATTACATGGAAGGGTGTTCGCTCAGTGGGCACTTACAACAACCCGCTTAAGGGGAAGTACGCCGGATTCAAACTGTGCGAGCTGCCCGATCACTACGTTCAATGGGCGGCTGGCAACGACAAGCTCAACGGCTGGATCAAGTCAATGTTCCGCAAAGAATTGGGGAGACGCCATGGACGATCAGAAAGATTTGTTAGTTGATGAGACGGTATCGGAGATTCTCTGGAGGTTCGATGTCCCGCATGCGTTCCCACCGGAGCATGCGTTTACACAAGGAGGTTCGGATGAACATCGTAAAGTTAATTTCTGGCGGCGACTGTGGTCTTGGCTCAACGCACCCATTGGCTTTCGCCGGTCAGCTGTGGCACCGCGTGGTCGTCAACCAAGAGCCGGTGGTTCGGGTCGCCAAGCAACTGGGTCTTGAACCCGAGGTCTGCCGGGGTGTGGTGAGGATGATGAAGGCTTTCGGCAAGGTGCCCAGCCGTGAGCGGCTCGCCGTCATCTGCCAGCTGGACCCCGGCTTCGATGACCGCGACGTTGGTGAAGTCTTCGGGGAGAGCGCGGCGTGGTCGGCCGATGTGCGCCGCCGTACCGCTTTGATCCGCGAGGCCGAGCCGATTGCGCCCAAACTGGAGTGGTACGACGAGGGTCTGAAGCCCTTCGACCCCGCGCCAGCGGAGATCCTGCAGCGAGCCTTGGAGGTTCGCAGCACAAGGGGGATGGAAAGGAAACCTTCCCCTGGCATCAAAGCTTTTGCATGGAGGCCACGTGCCGCATCGTTCATTCAAATCCGCGTTGAGTAATGGCCACCGCGCCGAGCGTGCGTGGGTCGATGACCTGCGCTCCGCTGGCCGGTCGGCGGCTCATGGTCGCAAGCTGGTGATCACGGGTCACAACAAGAACAAGGATCACTGCGAGACACCCGACGCAGTGGTGATGCTGAGTCTGGAGATCAAGGAGCGGTCCATCTCGTTCACCTGTCCAGAGGACTACCCCTACGACACGGTGTTCGTTGATGACCTGCACGGGATGGCACGTGAGAACCTACGGCACTTTGCCTACATCTATAAGTCGAAGCCCACCGGCAAGTGGGTGTGGCTGTCGGCGTTAGATAGGGATGAGACATGGACTGAGCAGGTTGTGTTCGACCGGGGCCGCGGGCATGAGGTGCCCACCCTCGTCGCACCAAAAAGTCATTTGCGCGCCGCGGAGGAACTTGTCACACTTTTGTACCCACATCAATTACTGGAGATGGTTGACGGTGACACAGGAATCTTTGTCCAAGGAGGAGGAGACAGTGAAACAATTGATAAGTCGGATCCGTCTGCTAGAGGCCGAGGTCGCAAGGCTCCAGGCAAAGCTGATCGGAATGTGGGGTGAGGCATGAGCTTTCTCCCAATGTTCTCCAAGCCGCAGCGGTTGTACGAAAACATCCTGGCGTTCCGCACGCTCAGCACCAACATCCGCACATGGGTGGAGCGTGATAAGAGCGGGCCGATTGACCAAGAAGACTACGTTGAGATCAACGCCTACGTGCAAGCCAACCGGCAGGTGATTGATACCCAAGCGATGATCGACACGGCAGAGATGATGACCAAGGCTTTCCCCCGCATCGTCGCGGTGGAAGTGATGAACGGCAGTCGTACTAATGGTGTTATTATTTACCCGAGGTGGACATGATTATTAACATTGAACTTGATGGCGAAGAACTGGAAAAGCTGGTGGCTCTGCTAGAGCAGTCTGCGGACTGCTGCGAAGACCTTGCCGCTGAGTACGAAGATGACGACGACTATGAAGAGGAGATGAATAGCCACCTCACTGAAGCGGCAGACTGCCGTCGCCTCATCGGGTACATCGACACCTGCATTCGACACGCCTGCGAGCGGGCGCTCCCTGGTTTCAGCAACAACTAATGACCCTACCCAACGAACGCACTCGCAGCGTCCTGTCTGCCCAGCGGTTCCTGCTACGGCTTGCCACCCCATACGGTGGCGGGCTGAAGCGGATACCCAAGGATGTCAGGGCCGAGGCGAGGCGGCTTTTGCGTCATTACCCAAGCTGGTTGGACTTCACATTCCCTGGGCAGTTCGATCCAGACGCTGCCCGGGACTTTGCCAAACGGGAGGCGTCTCCCGAATAGTACGACCAACACGGTGTTGGTCATGGATGGTTCGTAACGAAAGGATTCGACTATGCGTTTTCTTACAGTTTGCTTCATCTTGTGTGTGGCCAGCGTAGCCCAAGCCGACACCCGCACGCGGACGGTGACCGTCACCCGCTCCGCTCAGGACGATGCCAACGAGATGGCCCGCACCGGCATCCTCCGACACCGGGGTGGCCAGGGATACGAAGGGATCGGCTTCTCCACCGTCAGCGGGGACGCCGCCTGCCGCGCCTCATGCTACTGGGGCCAGCGGAAGGTGAAGGAAGTCGCCGTGTCCCGCGGTGCGCGCGGCTGGTTCGCCTGCGTCCGCTACTGGTGATCGCATCCCGGTTTTGCTGGGTTCCGGTCTACCAAAAACCCTGCTTTCCGTATTCCAGAAAGTGACACCATGACCGAGCGTCAGATGCACACGCTGTTCTACTTGGGCTGCGCCGCCATGCTGGCCTACGTTTTGTGGGAGCGACTGGCATGAGCGACATCGTTGACCGTTTGCTTGCAGCCTCACACTTCGCATTGATGGACGCTGCCCGACCGCTGGTGATGGAAGCCGCAGTTGAGATCCAACGCCTGCGAAAAGGCCGGAAGCTGGACGGCGAATCCATCGGCGTCTTGGTGGGTGAGTGCCAAGACCTGCATGACCGCTGCGTCAACGGCGAGCCGCAGGAGGAGTGGATCCCGGTGGCAGAGCAGCTGCCGCCAAGGGCGGGGCGCTACGTAGCACGGCCGGACGGAGCCATGTGGTACTACTGCGACTTCGACGGTGAATTCTTGGTGGAGAAGGGCGCGGCCCCAATTACCCACTGGATGCCCGACACTCCGCTCAGCATCGACATGCGGTTGCAGGCACTGCCAGATCGGCTGGCCCAAGAGGTGAGAAAAGAATTGGCATCAACTCGGTGGCGAGCTAAGGTTCAATCGAATATCATCGCCCGACTGAAGGCCGCACTGGAGAGGCGATGAGCGGGACACTAATCATAATGACGGGTGTGATCTACTTGTATGTGTCCTTTGAACAGGGGCTTCACGGAAACGTAGGCATGGCAATCACTTACGCTGCCTACGCCGCTGCCAATGTTGGACTCTGGATGATGGCTAGTAAATAACTCCGCACACACATAGCCCCTGGAT